TTACACATTGTTGTCATCAAATATCTGTAGAGTTGTTAAATGTTGCTGTTTTTTTTGAAAACTTTCATTCATTTTTGTGATGGTAGAAGGAATTGTCGGTGCTGTTGTCCTTAAATTGTCATATCTCATACGTACTTCTGTCAAAAAAACATCGACTTCGAGTCTAAATTTCTTCTTCTTAAATAATTGAGATTCTATATAAGTTTGAAGTTCTTGATAACGACTCGAATGATTGAAGTGTTTTTCCTTCGAAGCACCAAAGGAGAAAAAAGTCTCAAGACCACTTAAAATTCCGACAAGAACAAATGACGTCATATTCACATATTGAATCCAATATTTATCAGCAAATGTCGCACTAAACGGTGCCATCATCAGTGGAACAAGAACAGCCGGTAAACCAACCAATTGCTTTTTCTTTTTATAAAAATAACCACTATCTTCATGAAGTGTTACTTGTTCTTGTATGTCCTTATTCCAAATTATGATAAGGTCCTCAACCTTATGTGTCCAGGGTTCTTCTACACGAACTACATCCTGAGATTTTTCTGATTTACAATCTTCACTATTACAATCCATATCATTGTCAATATGATGTCTATCGCTAACATAACTTTCGTTTTCATTTTTTGACTTTTTTATAAATTTTGTATTGAATTTTGTTATTGTATTAGATTCTTCAAGCTCACGAATCATAATTTTAATAATATACAGATTTTTTTATGGTTGCTTAAACGCATATTTTGTAAATTATCATATTTGAAGCATTCTTTGTGTTTCGTGTAATCTTTACAAGTTCGCCAACTTTCAAATCAATGTATTTTGCCATAATATCATTTACACTAATTTTTGGAAGCTGATCAATTTTTTCGATATACAACTTATTACATAATTCTTGTTTAAATTCGTCAATATTCTCATGAACTACTTTTTCATGGTGAGAGAAAAGTGAATGTTTTGTGGGATTCACTAAGAAACTTTCAAAATGAAATAGATTAATACGAACGTTATTCTCCTTTTCAATAATTTTAATATTGTTTTGAATAGAATTGCTTGAAATATTATCGAGAATTATAAGATTGATATTAATATTTTTAGAAGTCGGAATAATGCTTGTTTCAACAAGGTTTTTTAGAACTGATTTTGAAAACTTTGCAATTCTTGAAATAATGAACATATCATATGTTGTTTCAGTTTCAAATTTCAAGGTATTTGATTTCTTGAAATCGGAAATAGATTCTTCGGAAATAATACACTTACGATAAGCAAGCATATCAAGCACATTACATTTTACTTTCTTTAAAACACTCGTCATTTTTAAAATCTTAACAAATATAAAAATAATCATAAAACATTTTTAAAAAAATAATTAGGGTTTTTGAAGGACATATGACGATTTGGTTGTTTTTAAATATTTTTCCTAATATTTCAGAATTTCTTAAAAAACCTTTTTTTTCTTGGTTTTTTTTATTTATTTTTTTTTGTGAATCCTCCTTGTTGAGGCTTCAGGGCGCAGCACCTGTTTAGGTGTTCTTCGGAACCAGTCCTTGAAGTTCAAGGCGCTTACGCCGCAGCGCGGATGTGGCATTATTCTCGGCGAACGCCTTATCGAGACGAGCGACGCGAGCGATCTGTTCGTCCGCGTCGCGCGCGGCGACGGCGGCACACACCTTCTCCTCGAGCGTCGAGGCGCTCTTCTCGAGTGCATCGGCGGTGGCCTTGGCATCGCGGGCGTCCCGCTTGCGCGTCTCATGGCGTTCGTCTAGATCACGCGAGAATTCATTGAGGAGCTGTTTCGCCTCGTCGAGTTTGGCTCGGGCTCTGGCGTTTAGTTCCTGAATATACTGCTGTTGTTCAACACGTTTCTTTGACGGACCACACCCCATAATAGAGTTGCCGCGGATGTATTGTAACTTCCTTTCGCTTATACCACCGAAACGCAATCTATAAAAGAGAGCGTAATCAATCAGGGGTAACCTAATATATATATACGGTTTGGGGGGGTCATTTTCAAACATTTTTTACTTTTATTTGTAAAAAATGCGCTAGAATTTCTTAAAAAACCTTTTTTTCTTGTTTTTTTTTGGTTTTTTTTGAAATATTTTTCCTAATTATTCTTAATAACAATACTTCTAATTTATTACACTTTATTTTTTTTGTATTTGATAAGTAAGCCAGCCTAATAATTTAACGTCATCATTGCTATCATCAGAATAATTTGTAAATTGTTCTTCTTGGTTTAAAATACTTTCCAAGCTTATAACACCCAAATCTTTAAAATGATCACCGTCAAATTCAGGTCCCAATTCGTTCAATTTTAACATATAAGACTGTGTACATTCTTTGAATTCATTGTATGTCTTACCATAAGGCTCACATGTATTTTTCATTGATAATAATGTACTCTTGAACTCTGTTCTTTTTTCACGTTTAGTATTTCGACCTTTGTCGTTGAACTTTTTTTTGTCAGCATGATCCCATTCATCTTTAAAGTAATTAGCAATCTTCATAATATCATCTATTGACAACTTATCCTCTTCCTCATCCTCATCCTCGTCATCGTCCTCATTTGCTTTATTCATCATATAAGAGTGTTGTGCGTCATTATAAGCTAACCATCCTAATAATTGAACTTCATCACTATCTTCGGAATAATTAGATCCAGGCATTTTATCATCAAAATGAATAGATCTTATTTTATCACGTAACATATAATCAAGATTTATATCACCCGCAGTACCACTTTCTGTGAAAGACCAATTATAAAACTTTTTCTCCCATTTATGTTTCTTATCTACAAATTCTGGTCCAAAGGTGTTTAATTCTACTAAGTATGATTGAACACATTGATTGAATCCATCATATGTTTTTCCATATGGTTCACATTTAACCATCAATTCAACTAACTTATCTTGAAACTTTCTACGATAGTCGCGCTTTTTTTCCTTCAATTCATTAAGTTTATCCCGGTTATTGTTTCTATAATTAGAGTACTTCAATTTTACTGTGTAATCATGAATTTTTTCAAACATAGTCGATATAGCTGTTATATCATCTGAATTCAAAAGTTTTTCACTATCATTATCGGTATCGGTATTATCAAGTTTATATTCATGTTGCGATTTATTCATTGCCATCCAACCTATATCTTGTATTTTTTCGACAGCCTCACCTCTATCAACAATTTCCCCACTGTATTCATTTTTATCTCTTAAATCCACTATCTCTTCTAACTCAGGTGACAAAACCAAATTATTTGAATCACTATCATCACTATCATTACCTAAAAATACAATAAGAATAGTTACTATGAATGCAAAAAATAATATAATAAAAACGACTAGCGCAAATGTTTTAGTTGAAAATCCACCCTTTGATTTAGTGGTGTCTATATCAGAGAAAGAATCTTCCATATTTAATAATACATTATAAAAAAATTTTAACAATTATTTCAAAGAAACGATTTAAAAAATTCTTATGAAAATTATATATGTGTTAATATTAATATGAAAAATCTTAAAAAAGTTAAATCTATTGAAGACACGCTTCTTAAAGTTTCGCCCGAAATTTTAGTATACGCCACAGTTGCGTTTTTTTATGGATCGCTATTAGAGGCGATTTTTCCCGACATTAAGGATCAGACGAAAGTCTCGCTAATGTTTGAATCGTTGGTTCAGCTATTTTTAATCGTTTTCCTTTTTGTCATTCTGAATGATCTTTATAAGAGCAGAATAGGGATCATAGTGTTTGTTCTCGTTTTAATAGGCAATATCCCTACGTTTTTCAAGAAAATTGATTTATTATCAAAACGCCTTTTTAAGAATGTAGCGACAAAAAAAGATCCAATCGTCGAACAAGTCAAAGAAGAAACACAGCTTTATGACACAAAGAAAACAGAGGTAAAGAGAGACGATTGTGTGACAGAGCAGTACGAAGACTATGAAGAAGAGGAAGAGGAAGAGGAAGAGGAAGAGGAAGAAATAGAACCAATTGGTGCGACATCAATCCGAAATCTTCGTTTTTAAGGAATTTTAAATCCAATACATACATTTTTGAAGTGTGTCACAAAATCCCTTTTGATTTTGTTCAAAAATGTTAAGTAAAATAATATAGTTTTATAAGGAATTTTAAATCCAATACATACATTTTACAAATCTCCATCATAACTCCTTTTTAAAATTCTAAAAATGTTCTGTGAAATTTTATAGATTTGATACGCGATTATACACTATGAATCTTATCGATTTTCTAAACAAAAATGGAATACTTTACTTTCCAATCAACTTAGAGAAGAAGCTTGTTAAGTCATCAGGTAAAACCAAAAAGTTACTACGCCCTTACAATGACAAATCAATGCCATCTTACAATGATTTTTCTGATACCAAACTCGTTAAGGAACGTCAGCAGAAATATGGAGATCTATATGATACGATCTGGATTGATACCAAGATGATAAACCAGATTGATGTTGATGGTGATTTTGATCCTATGATTCAAACTCCTTTCTTCAAGAGTGTGTCGAAAGGAAAACCACATTATTTTGTTAGCGGGTTTCATGGATTAGGACGTAAGCGTGTTGATACTAAATGGGCTTATGTGGAGCTTCTATGTGGTCAAGGAAGTTATGCTGATAAGAATCAAGAAGTGTTCAACCATGAAATGGAAATTAAGAATTATTGTGGCGATATTTACAAAATTCTCCCTCAGAACACTGATGATCCAAATGAAATCGAACGTCGCACAGTGTTGTCGGATCCTTCAGAAAATATTAGCGACAAGTTGAATAAAGTATTTGACACGGAAGGTGATTGGAAATCAAATTTATACGAAAACAGTAAGAACTGTATTATTATTCCATCTGATAAAAAATGCCTTGTTGATGGAATGAAATGTCATTCTTGCGTTCAGAGCTTCGTAATTCTCAATAAAACATCTATTAAAGTTCGGTGTCATGCTTGTGGTGAAAAGAAAATTGATGTTGTGAAAAATAAGGATGATTGGAGTGCTATCCGCCGTTTTTACGGTTGTGGTAATGATTCTTCGGAAGATAAAATGACATATGATTTAATTCAGGAATATGTTGATGAAGTGTGCGAAAATGAGGACTATCTTAAAAAGGACGGTTATATTATGAAGCGTTCAGATGAATGCGTTATTGAATATGAGTCAGTTGCTCCGTATGATGAATTCCTTGACACTATCTTCAAAGACGCTGACCTCTCTATGAAAAGGGTTTATAAAAAACCTACATCTAAAAAGAATCTTATTAATTATTTGGAAACAGTTCATACAGACATTGATATTCTGAAGCGTGATAATAACATTATGAGTTTTAAGAATGGTTATTTGAAATTGAAGGAATTTACTTTTCATCCTTATAATGATACTGAGAATTATAATTTTATTGCTAAAAAATTTATGCCGTTTGATTTTGATAATGCATGGCTTAATTGTGATTGGACTGAAATTGATTGTCCGATTTTCGATAAAATTATCAGCGATCAACCTATGATTTCCAAAGATCCTCTGGTAAAGCTTGCGTTTTATGGTCTTCTTGGTTCTCTTCATTTTCCAAATGGTGAAGACCCAATTAAAGTTGTTCCATATTTGGTTGGTACTTCTGGAACAGGCAAATCAACGATTGTTAATATTGTATCATCAACCTTTTCACAAGAGAATATAGGTACAATTAATTTTAGAGAGAAAACTTTTGGGAAATCGGCGTTTCTAACCAAAGATGTAATCATCGATGCCGATACACCCTCAAACATGATTAAGGAATTTGGCAAGTGCGAGTTCCAAAAAGCCGTTTCGGGTGAAGTCATTGCTATTCCTATTAAAAATCAAAAAACCGAAAATCAACATAAGGTCGTTCAGCGAATGCTGTTTTGCTCTCAGTATGTTCAAGAGGTTCAAGATACAGGTGAGGTAATTCGTAGAATTGCGTATTTCAATTTCCAGCCAGTTGATTGCACAAATTCCAATCTCGAAGATGATTGTATTAATACAGAATTACATAAAGTTTTCATCAAACTTATTTTGGCACGAAAGAAAATTATTGAAACATTCAATGGTCGCCCATTTCATGAGTGGGGTATCAAACATTTCAATGATAAGGTTGAAGATGTACTTATTGAAAATAATTATATTTACCGATTTATTAGCGAAAGTGACCATTTCCAAATGTTAAGTGGTACTCGTGTTCCATTTGAGACATTTGTTTCATTATTTCATGAACATTTCAAGGGGCAACCTAATCGTCCTCGTAAGCCCAAAACATCTGATGTGATGTTCGCAAAGATGAAACTAAATGTTACTAAAGACTTAATTTGTAAAAATTGCAAAAGTAAATTTGATCCTTATCATAAGTGTTGTGAGGCACATAATAAAAACAACAAAACAACGAAATATTTCATCGATGGCCTAAAACTCATTGAAACCAACAATGAATTTTCATTTGACGACGGAAATGCTTTGTAAAATCACGTAAATATATCATTTGCGTGTGTTTTTTTTTATTTCAAAAAAATCATATAAACATAACAAAATATAAGATTTTTGAACTATGAATTGGTTTAATAAATATTCACCAAAAAAAATTGATGATTTTTTAACAAATAAAGATAGTATTTCAAATTTGAGAAATTTTTCTAAAAACCTGACACATTTCAAAATTTATAATGAAAGTAATGCGATTGGAAAAAGAAAGATAGCATCCCTATTTATTGAAGAATTAGATATTAAACATGTGTTCTATATAAATGATGCGTTAAAAACAAATGAATCTAGGGATAATTTGTATTCTTTTTTAGACAAAAAAATCAATGACAAATTAAAGGTTATTTTCATTGAAAATTTATCATTCATTTCAAACATATTTACACATGAATTAATAAATTTGCTAAAGATTGAACAGACACAGTATATTATTTGTGCTATCGATAATAATAATTCAAATCAAATATTTGATAAATATTTTGTAAAATTTAAACTTGATGTGCCAGATAAACATGAAATTATAAAAATAGGTGAGCATATATTAACTACCGAAAAGATTGAATATACTAAAAATGATATAAATGATATTTACGATGGCTCAGCGAATTATTATGATTTTATTTTCAAGTTGGAAAGTTTTTACAAATATAAGAAATTATTAAGGTTTGACGAAACAAAAATAAATTTTGAAAAATTTTTTGATAGTAAATATAGTCTACTTGAAAAAATTCGTGAAGTAAGAAAATATGAAACTACTCTAATACAAAGCAAAATTGTTAATAAATTTTTTAATTATAATTTTGAATACCAGAACAATATCAAATTTGCTACAATTCTAGGCAATGCAAAAGAGAAATATGAAATGAATCAAAACGAAAGTTTCGAGTTATATAAAGCAATCGCGAGGATTCATGAAGAAATAATTGAAAAAACATGAATAAACATATTAAATTGAATCAATTTAAACAGCAATTCCACGCCAGTTGTCACAGAGTCTCTCATCAAGATATTTGAAAAGATCCGTATAGTCGTTATTAACAATAACGAAATCGAAGTATTCTTCTGGAAGTTTGGCTACCTGATTCTCTGTATAAGAATCTGTAATGGCTTTTAGATGTACTTTCCAATCATTCGGATATAATGTGCGAACACGATCCTCAATAATTTCCTTTTCATTCTGTAAATTAATAACTAGATCGAAATTCTCTGACATTTTAAAATATTCGTTCATCATCCTAAGGTCATCAACAACTACAAAGTCATTCTTGCGAATCTGTTTCATTAGAGCTTTAACCCAAACATCTTGATCAATATCTCGCATCTTCGTTGCAAGATTAATAAGCAGATTGCGATCTTTCACAGTCATTCCAAACAATTCAGTTGCTAGTTCCTTCACTTTTCCGGCAAAAGAAAGCTTCTTCCATTTATAATTAGAGTACCGTTCAATAATCTCATTCGCAAGCGTTGATTTTCCACTGCAAATATTTCCGGAAATCGCGATCTTCATTTTTATACTTTTTTTATATTTTTTTTACACATTTTTTTACACATTTTTTTTGAAAACATTTTTCATAATTTTATAAGGAATTTTAATCCAATTTACAAACAATTGAAGAACGACGAGTATAAACCCTTTTCACACCACATTCCTCACGAAGTGTTTTGTAAAGCATCTGTTTAGTTTCAGCAGAAAAGGTTTTGTTAGAAAAAAGAACAGAATACTTGCCATTTCGAATGAGAATTTTGTTGCGAAAATAAGACATGATTTTTGTATTTGCTTGAAATTACTTTGTTTCTTGTTTTTATATGTTTTTATATATATATATAATAAGAATGTTTGTTGTCGTTATAATTATATTAATGATTTTAGTATCAGTTATTTTGGTTGTTTTGAAAAAGAGAAAAAATAATAATTCTTATACTTTGGATGAAATAAGAAATAACGATCTGTTAGAAGAAGAAATCACTACAAGAGAAATAAGTGAAGATAAAGAATTAGAAAAAGAAATAAAAGAAGAAATAAAAGAGGAAGTAAAGGAAATTGAAGAAGAAATTCTTGTTGAAGATCCAATGACAATTGAAGTTCCACAGACTTGGGAAGGTATGTTTAGAAAAATTGATTTGAACAATGATGGAATGCTTCAAAGAAGTGAAATAGTGCATTATAGAGACGGGTTATCACTAGAAGAAATTTGGAAGAGATATGATGAAGAAGGATATAATGATGGTAACCTCATGGATTTGGATAAGTTTATCGCTGAAGAAGGTGACATATCGCATTGGAGCATTATACCAAAACAAAAAAATAAAAAGAAAAGCAAAAAAAAGAGAAAGAATCAAAAATACAGTATTTTTCACGGTGATTAAGATTATTTTTTCTCATAAAATTCCTTATAAATTTTTCAAAAATGTTTTGGAAAATTTTATCATAGTTAATTAGATTGATCTATTATGTCTTCGTACATAGATTTGATTCCAACTGATGTTCTGCTGCACATTCTTGAGTTTAATGCCGAACATCGCGAACTTTTCAAAGAAACTCTTGAACAGATCGAAGTTAAAGGCATTCTCAATACACTTAATGAGTACGAAAGATTAGAACATTTTGTTCATCTAACGGATGCGTATTATGAGAACATTGCTGATCCGGGTTATTTCGTTCATGTGCTTTCTAAGTGTAAATGTTGCGAACGCCATGCTCGGAATCGCCCTACAAGCATAAACGATGAAGTTCCTGAAAGCGACGTGGTTTCTCCATTTCAAGTTCACACGTGTATGTGTACGTGTCGTAATCGTTCTCGTTGGATTATTCGGTCGTTTTGGTATGATGATGAAGACTATTGATAAGAGTTGGAATGATTTTTTTAAAAATATTCAGTATACTTGGACACGTTTATAACTGGTTTATTGGTTTTGGCTTTAAAAGAGTTCGGATCCCATTGCTCCTCATCATCTGAGTCAGGATTTGGCGGTTTGTAATTTTTATTACTAAAATCCCATGAAGCCTGGCTACATAAGCGGAAGGGTGGATGACTGTCTGCTTTATACCAAAATATACAGTCTTCGATTTTATTTGATTTACTTGTATTGTCTATAACAAGCACCCCATAGTCAGATGTAACTTGATTCATACACTGACAAAAGGCATCAAATGTCGGAAACATTCCAGCGAACGAATCGTACAATCGTTTTCTATTTTGGATGATATTTTCCCGCAATATAAAAACGTAATCAATATTTGTTCTAAGATTCGGTGGCAATCCAAGAGCGTATTGCATCGCTAAAATAAAGAATAATTTATAATGTCGGCCATTCATAAATAAAGCCCTTACATATTTGCTTTTAAAAATCGATGAGTCGTACATACAATCATCGAATATGACAAACGCATCTGGGTTGACGTTCATCGATTTTCCACTTTTTTGTTTTTTTAGAATTCTTTCTTGACGTAGCAGAACCTTTTGAAGGATGTCATCGTTATACTCGCCATGTATAAAGATCGGCGGAACCATCTCTGAATAGAAACCATTCGCGGCTTCTGTTGCAGAAACAACTGTACCGACTGGTATATTTCTGTGATATGACAATAAATCTTTGGTTAAGAACGATTTGCCTGTATTTCTTTTACCAATCATAACGACAACAGAATCAGGCTTGATTGACGCCATATCAAATCTTTTTAATTGCAATTTCATATTAAAAATTTCATATATAAAAAAAATTTGTAAAATAACACACAATACAATGTGTATAAAAACATATAAAAATAAAACATTGTCAAATGATAATATATATTTAAAACTATGTCTCTTGATTCTTGGTTTTCGAGTAAAAACAAAACAAAAATATTGTATTTAAAATTCAAAGAAGGTATTCAGATAGAAAATGTAGTACAAAAAAAAGCAGATAATAATAATATCAATATTATTAATCTAAATCCTTTATATAATAAGTCCCATTTGATTATCAAAAAAAAGTTCTTCTTGGAAAAAATTGAAGAAATCTTGACTAAAAAGAATATCAATTCCTTTTTTAACACACGTGACGATATTTATATAATACATAACGCTCATGTTTTCGATAAAAGTTTTTTCGAAAGTTTAAACAAAATGTCCGCAAAATTTTGTTATCCTGTTGTTTTGTTGATTGATCTATCCTTGATTTCCGAACGATTTGCGTCATATATTTTGAAAGACACAAAAAATACAAAAACTTACGAGGTCAAATTTAATCAAGATTCTATAAAAAAATACATAAATGACACTTGTGAAGAATGCGAATACAAGATTACAGATAAACATTTCGAAGAATTACTTAGAATTAAAAACATGTATCAAATTAAAACCGCTTTGCGTGAACTTATTTTTACAAAAAAAATTGACTTTGAAAATAACAACGAAATTAAAATTGATAAACACGTCGTACAAAACGCATTTAAACTTCTTTGCAACGCAAATATAGCATGGAGCGAAAAGGTAAAAAATATAAAAACACAAATATCTCTTTTTAAAATGTTAATGCCTTTACATGTAGTGTCTGGTTTGGATTCAAATAATAATATAAGTTTTGATAAAAAATTTGACATAATTCAGAAATGTTTTGAGTCAATGGCACAAGCTGAAAAGGTATCTGATAGTACATATTCTATTATTCTGAAATATTTGATTCCTGCGACACTTGTACCAAATCAAACATTAAAAGGAATTACGATGAACAATAGCCTTTCAAATAAGTATTTGAAAAATGATGAATCAGAAATATATATTCATTTTTTAAAAGCTACTAAATTCAAGCTGAACCAAAAATGTAATACAGACCAAACACAAAGTTTGAAAATATTTAATATATCTTTCAAAAAACAAGACTTGATATTTTGAAAAAAATATATATGTAATAATTATAATCATAATAATGAACTCCGACCCTTCAGTATACTATGGAAAATCACAGAATCTCGATATACCATTTGTTGGTGCCGTTGCTGCGGATGGTTTCACTGCTTATAGACCTCACAATACACTCTATGGTGCTCAAGCAAAGATTGACAACTCCATTAAACGCGATCAACTTATCGATGATGCGGATGGAATCCTTAAAAGAAATCTTACAAAAGCCAAAAACTCTGTTTTAATTAAGAATTCCTTAAAAAAGTCACCTGAAAAGCTTCCAAAACTTTAAATAATTTATATATGTTTATAATAATATGGAAATTGAAAAAAACAAAAAAATTGAATTAGAAAATCAGGAAAAGGTTAATGAAACTGAATTTGATAAATTGACTATGAAAAGTTTTATCAATAATTTTATAACGACGTGGTATAAATCGTTTGATAAATTATTTTCGAAGGATACGTATGAAGAATTGCTGGAAGATTCAGAAAAGGAAAATTTTGTTGATATCGCCATTGAAAAAATATTGATAATGTTTAACATTTTTGTCGAGCTATTCTGGAAAAATAACAACAAATTTTATATAGGGGTAGGGTTTCTTATTCTCGCCTATCTTACTTATTTCATTTTGGTCACCAAATAAATATAAAAAAGTTCCCTTAAAAATAAGGGTCTTTTTATTCACATTTTCATGTTATTAAACATATCCGTTACGCGAGTATGATTCTTGTTTCCTTTTGAATAAAAAGGAGGCATATTTTCAACAAAGAATTGCTTTACAAGCTCAAATTCATGCTCTTGAATATAACCAGGAGTTTCAAGAATTTCAGATTTAACGAAAGCTTCCCAAAAGAAATACTCATCTTTATTTGTTATCGTATCACAAACTTCCAGCCATGCTGTTCGAGAAGAGTTATACAAAGAATGTTCAAGTTTCTCATTGACAAAGTTTACAGAAGATAAATTTGCAAATCGACCTTGATAATATTTCATATTGAATTCAACATCTGCAATTCTACCTACAATAGGAGGAAGGAATTCCAATTCTTTTTCATCCCTGCAAAACTTACAACAAGTAGCTTGACGGTAACGAGACCCCCAATGTTGTTCATATTCAACAGTATATCGGCAAATAGAGCAATAAACCATATCTACTCCTTTATTTAAATGTAATGTTTTTGTACTTATATGATTACATATCAAGGTCATTTTTTTAACATTTTTTGAAAAAAGGGTAACTAAACCCCCAAACCTTAATTAGATTTGCATACAAGATATTTCATCGATTGTCTCATCCAGACCACGCGAGTAACGCGATGGTGTGATATCACAAAACAATGGCATGTTATCTGCGAAAAAGGACTTAATTTTGTCAATTTCGTAAAATTCGACGTATCCATAAGTTTGAAGAAGTTGATTTGAATATTTTTCCCATTTCTTATGTTCTTCATTATTAAGAATCGTATTTTGAATTTGCAGAAAACAAACACGTTGTCGCAATGTATCCATCCCAAGTTCGTTGTTTTCCCTATGCATAAAACTCATATTTTGTAGGCACTCATCGTCGTTTTCAATAATCGTGTGCTTTTCCATTTCAAATGTAAAATAGTTTTTCTGAATTTTGATTAAACGTTTCACAATGTTCGGCAAAGTTGCCAAGTCTTTTTCTTTGCAGCACTTAAAACAATAATTTGCATTAAGATACTTGCTCTTCCAATGAGATTGAGGATGGACATTCACTTTGCATTTGTGACAATAATACATCTTTAAAATCTCTTTCAGTTACATATTATATACATTTTAAGGTCTTTTTTATAACATTTTTTATGAAATTTGTTAAAATGTTTTGATATATAGTTTATAAGTTAAGATGTAAAATGCTTTCAAAAGTTGCTTCTGCATCAATTGATATATTGGGCATATGTTCCTTTATATTAATGCTAATATTACATTTCATACTTCCATATCTCTATATGAATGTTTGTGTACCAAGAAGTTTATCTGGATTTTTAATTTCACCTTTTAAAATATTTTCAGTTGAATGTAAAATTATTAGAAATGTTTTCAATTATACTTTTATATCAATAAATAATTTGAAAGTAATTTGTATTTCATCAATTACAAAAAAAACCCTTGAATTTGTTAAGAATCATCAATTAAATTGAAGAATGAATTTCAAAAGGGTCAACTTCTTCTTTATTCTCATCTTCATCATCAATAATCATGCATGTTGTTTGAGGAGGAGAATAAGATTTACGTTCCTTTTTTGGAAATAGTGATGAAGACTTTTCAGGATTTTCTTTTATAATTGAACGATATTTTTCTACTTCTTTCCAGAATGTAGCAATTTCCGGCTCAACCTTTTTAAACCAGTCGCGATTTCGCTTAATGACAGTTTTGCAATATTTATTGAGTTTCCAAAAAGTTTGTTTTACAATTTGGACACTATCATTTTCTATAAGTTCATCAATTACTTTTTCGTTCCAGAGTTTGTAATACGCAACACTTTCATTCATACAAGCATATTTATATAGAATTTTGTCATCGTCACCTGAAGTATATTCAATTAGCATTCCGTAAAATTCAGCATTTTTGTTTTCAATAGTTTTATAAAAATCATCTTTTGTTAAATTTTCATCGATTTTACATTCAAAGAAATCACAAAATTCGAGATCACAAACTTCCATTTGCAATTGACATTGAACCCAATACTTATATAAGGGGACACCTGTCAATTCACGTGAATATAGACACTTAATTTCAAGCATACGTCCTAGCATCTTTGGGTCTTTCGACTCAATCACAATTCCATCGGGACTTGCACCTAAATGAGAAATTGTCTTGTGACGAATGCAGCCATATTCTCCCACTTTTGTATCAGTAAGACGCTCATAAATCTCTTGGGCAACTTCTTCCAATTTTATTCCATGTAAACACGCTGTCCCGGCCTTGAAAATTTTCATAGGCATTACTTTCTCTTCGATGTATCTTTTGCGTTCTGCATCAGTGCCGAAAATATGCGACGCAGAAGAAGCAGTGACGACTCCATGACGGTAATCATGCCATTCTGGAGTTCTTTGATCAGGTTGTTCGACAGAATTTAGATAATCCATAATACTGTCAACATTTGGAACGGGAAATGTATCTGATTCTTGAATGATTGATTCTTGAATGAAATGAGTTTCGTTTCTCAACTTGGGGATTTTGGCGTGTTTTTCGATTTCACCTTTTGTGAAACAAGTCAAGATTTGTTCAAAGCTTCTTTTTGGCATATCGTTTTTAATTAAAAGTTCTTTTAAAATTTGCTTCTTGTCTTCAAGCAAGAAAAAGGCACTATCATTTTTAATCATTTCAAGAAGAGAGTTGTATTCATCGCTTATATTTTTTATTTTTAGCGAAATCATTTTGTAATATTATAATGTCGTTGATTCTTATGTTTATATGATTTTTTTCTTCGAACATTTTTCAAAAATATATAAGGAATTTTGAAGGAAATTTGAAAGTTTCTATTTTTGTTAATCAAAATACTAACTAAGTTTTTTATGTATCATAATATTAATAATGATTGACATAAACTCAGGACTCGTAATTGTATTTTCAATTTTGTTAATTTATTTAGTGTTTGATTCATACGTACATCCAATGGTCACGATAAAAAGCAAAGTAAATTCAAAATCTTATTTAGTACATGACGATGACCTAAAAAGAGAAACTGCGGATTTATTAGCAAAATTGAGCGAAAAATCAATAACGCTAATTACGTATTTATTAAAAAAATTTCCTGAAAATGAAAAGATAAACCGCTTAAAGCGTTTCAAACCCTACAAATTGCGAGAAAAGAAACCAAGTACCAGTGGAACGAGTTTTACTCTTGGAAAAAGAGCGATTGTTTTATGTCTCAAGAAGAATAACAATAAGGAATTGATTGATGAAAATACTGCATTTTTCGTTTTGCTTCATGAAGTTGCTCACATAATGACGGTGTCTGTAGGGCACACGGAGGACTTCTGGGAAAATTTCAAATTTTTGTTAGCACATTCAATCGATCAAAATTTATATGTTTACAGTAACTATGAAGAATCAGTGAAATATTGTGGTATTGAGATTACTTCTTCGCCTTTAAATTTTGAAGAGGTCGATGATTATGTCGAATAATTTGTTGTTACAGTTTCTTTGAAATCATTCATAATACACCAAAGAGCAAGCATATCATCTGGATTAGTCCAATCAAAACGAAAGTCGTAAGTCCAGGTGTCAGTGTATGGAAGTCCTCCCTTTTGTCTGTTTGGGTAAAACTCTTTATGAAGAGTCAAAGTTTTACGGATGTAACCATCTTTTTCCATCAATTTTGAAGGAATAACATAGAAGTAATCTGTACATGCTAGATTCAACCAGTAGAAATCGTTGTCATTTATACCATATTGTTGATGCTTACCTGTTCCATCTGCTTTATGTAATTTAAACTTAAACGAATTTTCAATATTATCACGGTGATTAACAGTTTTCTCTTGAACTTTTACAAATCCATCAATAATGAAATCAACCGCACAGAAATCAATTTCTTCCATGTCAAAGACTTCCGAAAAAGTTTTTTGGCGTATTCTTATATATTTGATTTCAAGTTGTTTCTCTTTATTACATAATAATTCAATATCACTGAATGGTTTATAAAGTTCCGAATACTGTTCGATATATTCATTAATCTTTGCAATAATATCGTCCTTTGCAACGTGATATCCTTTTGTTACTCCACTATTATATTTTAAACATGTATTTGGAATCTTTGTTGAATAAGGAGGTATTATAAGAAACTCATCATTATTGGCATTATGACAAATAACAATCATATTCTCATAATATCCAAATCTTTCATATGTGTTCTTAAATTTATCAGGACAATTGTATCTGTTGTTCATATTAAATTTCGGTATGACTGCGTCTTTTGTTGCTTTCATTTGAACAGGAAACCATGTTTGTCTACTTGAAACCTTTTTACGAACAGCAAGGTCGACGAAACAGCCTTCACGACCAACTTCTTTAAATTCAAGATTTGAATCGTTTATAATTTCCATTAGTCTTGTAATAGATATATCTTCAGTATTGACATTTGACGTTTCAGGATTAGCCGCACGTTTTTTTGCTTTTACTGACATATTTTTTTGACGTTCACTTGCGGATACAGCAGGATTTTTTGCGTAAGATTCAATTGACATTTTTTCATATTTTTCACCAAATTTGAAATGAAAAAATATAGCTTTTTCTTTTCCAGCAGCAATTATTGCGTTGAATTGCTCTTCAGTTTCTTCAATACAATCTTTACCATGTGTTTCAATAAATTTTGCGTATGTTATTCCAGTTCGACCCATCTTCAAAAATCTCTTCTGCTTAAAATATCTATGATTCTTATCTTTATATGTTTTTATTTTGTTAAAATGTTAAAAATTTACCTATTACAGGGGTTTTAATTTATTTGAAATACTCTTTAACATAATTTCTTGTAAAATTATCAACAGTTTCGTTATAATTTGGCAGTTCATCTCCTGTTTTTTCGCATTCCTTTTTTAGACTTTCTCGTCTTGCGAATTCCTTTTCATAAATTTCAAGATGCATTAAATATTTTTCTTCAGAAATTCTTCTCTGTTTTTCTTTTTTTTCTTTTTTAATAGTTTTTAAACGATCTGAAAAGCCGATTATTTCATCATTGATTTTCTCAATCTCTTCAATCATGACTTCAGTATGATATTTATTTTCAGAATCGGTTACTTGTTCAACTTTATTTATCCATCGCTGTACGAAGAAACTCGATGTATATTTTTCTTTAAAATTTTCCGCAAAAATATCATTAAATTTTATAAAAGTCATTTCAATAATTTCTTCAAGGAATTCGTTTTTATCATTCGTGACCCAATCGACACCATTCCAGCAATGAATTGTATTTTTATTCTTATTTCTAATTACAATATTATGATTCTCTGGATGGTCTTCATTGAAATGAACGTGTTTTAACATGTCCCTAACAAAAAAAGTGCATTTTGACATAAGATTATGAGCAATATTTTCTGGAATGAAATCTAAGTTTTCTTGTCCAAATGCTCGTAATGGCATGTCGTTTTCCTTTTCAAGCCGGTCTATTATGTCTACTTTTCTTGCACTTTCTAGTTTTCGGATTCGCCTTCGAAGTTCATTATTATCCTTTTCTTGCTTTTCAATAAGGTCTCGATTTATTTTAACTTCCCTTTCAATTTTTTCACAAAAATTATTGAAATTCTCCAAAGAAACATTTAAGTGTGATTTGTTTAAGTTAACGTTCTTTAAATGCTTTGCTGTATCGCAATGCTGTTGGAGTTTTTTATTAGTGTCAACTGTAATATTACAGCAATGACACGTAAAAGGCATACTGACTTTTTATATCTATACTATCTCATATTTTTATATGTTTTTTTTTAACATATTGTTTTTTCGAAAATTTTCGGGTTATTTTCTCGGGTTTTTATAAGGTAGATTTGATACTTTTCCTAATACATACCCGAGAATTTTCGGGTTTCTGACAAGTCGAAATCGCGGGGGGCGACTCTAAATTTCAAAAAAATTTTGTTTGAAAACAGAATTGGTCAAACGTCAATTTATAAGGAAAAAGTGTCAATTCGCGTGTTATGACTTTTGATACCATCCCTATTATAGAGTTTCACCATTTTTTTGTTAGGATGTGTTTTGAACCCCCTCCTTATTTAGAAAAAGTAAAATTTTTTCATCTCAATGTACAGAGGGTTCTCCTCCCTGCATTTCAGGTTTTCAAAAACCCGAAAATTCTCGGGTTTTTTTTCGGTCTTGTTTTTCTTCTTTTTTATATCTTCTTCCTATTCTTTTTTATATTATTTATTTATTTAAAAAAAAATATATATAATAAAAAAGGTAATAGATAGAATAAACCCCTAAAAAGAAATAACCATATAAAGAAACACAACCCGAAAAAATCTCGAGAAAATCTCGAGAAAATTTCATATAAAAGTAAGAAACATTACAATCATAAGAATTACAATGAATTTCAATATTTCCAAACTCGAAAATATGATTGATACGATTCGCAAAATGAATGATGAAGAACAAAATCACATTTATAAGATTCTCAAAAACAATAATGCTAAACTTTCTGATAATGATAATGGATTTTTTGTTTCTCTAAATGAATTGACAAAGGAATGTATTGATTTACTATTAGATTATACAGATCAAGCCGTTAAATCTAAGAATGAAAATAATGCGATTAGATTCACAGAAACTAAAACTACACATACTTCTATTATTAAAGAGGAAAGTAAAGAAAAAAAAGAGAGTTCAGCTTCTGTTGAAATTGAAGAATGGAAAAAAAATATTATTATTAACCTCACCTCGGATAAGACGAATGCAAAGACTAAATCTAAATCTAAAAAAAAATCTTAAACATCTAAAATTTGCGTTAGTTTCTTAACAAAATTATTGTTAGAAAGAATCATAATACCAAATAAGTAAACTCCCACTGTACCGTAAGCAATTTTATAATCATTTAACTGAAACGACAAAAAACCCATAAAAGGTATTACGAACATCCATATGATAGAGGTGTATCTCGAGAAGGCAAATTTAGATGGATTCGCGGACGCATTATATTGCTTTCTTATTTCATCTGCAATATAAAAGTTAACAAACCAGATCGAGATAAGGAGACATACACGGAAAATTTTCTCATTTGTAAATGTCTGTTTATCTTTTCTCACTTTTTTATTTTCTTGATAAAGCTCATATTTTGATTTTGGCTTGTCTGTCGTTTTTGTTATTTGTTCCTGAAGTTCAGCAATTTGTAATTGCAGATCATTCACATTTGTTATCGGATCTACCAATACCATTTTTATTAATATTAACATATATTTTTTTTGAAATATTTCTAGTCTAAACCATCAAAATAAAAAAAGTCGATGCGATCTGTATCATAGCAATTGTGCGACATATCACACTGCTAGGTGTAAGGTCTCCATAACCGATCGTAGATCCAGTTATAAATGAAAAATATAATCTTAAAAATAAGCGTTCTAAAATGTTATCCTTTTCAGTAAGCACATCAAGCTCTTTCTTAACTTCTTTTTTGATTTCTTCGGCTTTTTCTTTAATTTCTTTTTCTTCTTTTTTATTGACTTGAATATCGTCTTTTGATACAAACTTTGAAGCAGGATTCGCAAATTTTTCTTCAATAATAGGGTCAAGAACCTGTTTAGATACGATTTCATTTTTCAATATATCTTCAAGTGTGTTTATACCTGAAAAATTGGATGCCCCTAATAACATATATATAAAACTGAATAACAGAATCTGTATTATTAATAAATGAAATCGATTATATCCAAAAAGCAGTTTCATTTTATTTATAATACACATATATATTTTAATTTACAATGTTTCCGCGACATATAGGACACGTGCGATGATTTGAAAGCCAGCGTTCCAAACAGTTTGTATGGAACTTATGACCACAATTATTTATTCGGGTTATATTCGGGTTTTCTACATAATCACACGAGCAAATCAAACATAAATCATCATTCAAATTTGTATTTGATGAATCCGCAATATATTGAGTTGTATTAGCTTGAAATTCATCAAAGGATACACCACGCATCTCAGGTTGAGGGTCATTTAAAGACTCTGTTTGTATGTCAATATTCACGGATTCCATTGGAAAAAGGGATGTCAAAATCGAACGAATCGTATTATTTTCATTCATCATACTATTTCTTGAAAAAAGAGGTCTGATATTAGGGAGACGTATGTCATTTTCATTATTTTCTCGTTCTCTGTCCGTTCTAGGTGGTAAGTTAATAATAATATTTCCATTAATAGTAATGTTAATATTTGGACTTGTTGAATCTTCAACCATTTAATACAAGTCTATATTTTAAATTTATCAAATATACACACATACTATTATTTCATTAATAAGGAAATTTAAAATTCCTTATGTAGATTTAAAAGGAATTTATATGAAATATGGTGTATTTTGCAAAATTGAAATGAATTTCCTTTATATTTTTTCAAAAATGTTTTAAAATAGACCTTGAAATATACTGGTATTGTAAAGTTATTAGTATTATTATCAATCATGAACGTTTCTAAAGTTTCTGCTATCGATGTTTCCAAGCTTACATTCTCCGAGCCTAAAAAGTACGGCGATGTAGCTAAGATTGTCTATGTAAATCATGACAATTCTCCTATCGTTCTTCAGCTTCCCAAGATGAAGTCTCCTTACGGCCTTTCCGTCTATGATGACGGCGAGCGCTGCAAGTATTCTCTGGATCTCTCTTTTGGTTCTAGCGACCCCAAGGTTGCTGAGCTCAAGGATCTTCTTGAGAAGATTGACGACAAGGTTCTTAAGGAGGGATCTGACAACAAGTCTCTTGAGTGGTTCAAGAAGAAGAACCAGTCTGTTGAGGTAACCCGTGCTCTTTACACGTCGCCTATTAAGGTCGCGACAGAAAACGGTGAGCCTACGGACAAGTATCCTCCTACCTTCAAGCTGAAGGTTTCGAATTACGATGGTAAGTTCAAGGCACTTTGCTTCAATGAGAAGAAGGAGCAGCTTACTGATCTTGCTGATGCCATTAGCAAGGGTATGATGCTCCGCTCTATCGTCAAGCTTACAGGTGTGTGGCTTGCTGGTGGCAAGTGTGGTCTTACCTGGGAGCTTATGCAGGTCCAGGTTCCCGAGAAGGTTGCTCTTACTGATTTTGCCTTTGTTGATGACGAGGACATGGTCGCTGATGCCGTCGATGGTGGCAGTGGTGAGTATGTCGTTGACTCCGATGAGGATCTCTAGAAAAGCAAATAAAAATTGAAAAATCAAGAAAAAAAATAAAAAATTTAAAAATCAAGAAAAAAATAAAAAACTTCGTTCGTGAAAATATAGCAGACCTAAAATAGCTGCTAAAAAACACCAAAAAAAATATAATATTAAATTAGAAGACCTAAAATAGCTTCTAAAAACTCTGCCCTATTGGCGAAATTGGACATCGCGTCCGCCTTCTAAGCGGAAGATTCTGGGTTCGATCCCCAGATAGGGTTTAACCGTAAGGTTTTTTTAAAAATGTTATAAAATATAACTTGAAACTCTATATTATTTCACAACAAATTTAATTGAAGAAAATGAGTTATGTACCCGATTTAGTGGTACTTTACGAGATTGTTCCTTATATTGAATACTTGGCATTAGACAACGAAAGTATTCGTGATGCTGTCAAAGACTACCTTAGAGGTGGTGGTGAGAAAAAGGATTCAATTGTAAAGATGTATGGACCAATTGGAGATTGGAACACATCTAATGTTACCGATATGTCGAGTCTATTCCTAAATTATATTAATTTTAATGAATATATTGGAAAATGGAATGTTTCTAAGGTGACTGATATGAGTTATATGTTCTGTTGTGCTTACAGTTTCAACCAACCTATTGGAGGATGGAATGTATATAATGTTACTATGATGGATGGTATGTTTCATTTAGCCACAAATTTCAATCAACCTATTGGGAGATGGGATACTTCTAAGGTGTCTGATATGCAAGCTATGTTCTTTATGGCTGAAGGTTTCAATCAACCTATTGATGGGTGGGATACTTCTAAGGTGACTAACATGGAATTTATGTTCTGTAGTACTGAAAGTTTCAATCAAGATATTGGTAGATGGAATACTTCTAATGTGACTAAACTGACTCGTATGTTTAATGATGCTAAAAGTTTCAATCTTGATAATGCCCCTTGGTATCACGAGTAAATTTGAAATAACGTTAGGTTTTTTTACGAAAATGTTATAAAATATAACTTGAAACTCTATATTATTTCACAACAAATTTACTTGAAGAAAATGAGTTATGTACCCGAGTTTGTGGCACTTTACGAGATTGTTCCTTATATTGAATACTTGGCATTAGACAACAAAAGTATTCGTGTTGCCGTCAAATACTACCTTGAAGGTGGTCGGCTAAATGGAGCTGCTATCGAGAAATATGGGCCAATTGGAGCTTTTATCAAGAAATATGGGCCACTTGGAGATTGGAACACATCCAAAGTTACTAATATGACGTATCTATTCTATAATTACAGAAATTTTAATAAAGATATTTCAAAGTGGGATACTTCCAGTGTGACTACTATGTATGGTATGTTTCATCGCGCTACATATTTCAATCAACCCATTGGAGGATGGGATGTTTCTAAGGTGACTAATATGAAAGATATGTTTAGTGATGCTAAATGTTTCAATCAACCCATTGGAGGATGGGATGTTTCTAAGGTGACTAATATGCATTCCATGTTTTACGAGAGCATTAATTTCAATCAAGATATTGGAGACTGGGATACTTCTAATGTAACTGATATGGCTATTATGTTCTGTCATGCTAAAAGTTTCAATCAACCTATTGGTGATTGGGATGTTTCTAAGGTGACTAATATGACTAGTATGTTTAGTGATGCTAAATGTTTCAATCAAGATATTCGAGAATGGAATACTAATAATGTAACTAAGTTAGATTGTATGTTTAAAAGTTCTGACAGTTTCAATCTTGAAAATGCTCCTTGGTTTCACGAGTAAATTTAGAAGAACCGTAAGGTTTTTTTACAAAAATGTTATAAAATATAACTTGAAATAGAAATACTATTAAAAAAGGCTTGAAAATATACATTACTGGAAGATCAGAAAAGGAAACTGAAAAGATGTCTGTGAGCTTTACGACGTTCGACGGTTTTGATTTTAAAATGACGCGCAAGTGTGCTAAGATTATTGGCCGTGCACTTCCTTATATTGAAAATAGAAATGCTGATGATGATATTTCTATTCCTCTTCCCGAGGTTGGAAGTATTCACATGAAAAAGATCGTTGAATTTTGTAAGCATTACGTCACAGATCCAATGAATGAGATTGCGAAACCTCTTATTTCAAACGACATTTGTGATTGTTGTATCACTGAATTCTACCGTAATTTTATCGAGGATTATGACATCAATGAAATTGCGTTACTACTCAATTCGGCAAATTATATGTCGATTAAGCCTCTTGTTAGTTTGTGTGGTGCGAAAATTGCTTTACACATTTATGGAAAGACTCCTGAGGAAATCAGGGAATCTTTCCAAAAGACTTAAAATATAAGCTAAAATTCTCCAAAACATTCAGTAAAACGAACGTTTATTCACCACAAGTGTGATTTTTTTACAAAAATGTTATAAAATATAACTTGAAATAGAAATACTATTATCAATAATAAACAATGATTTTTGACGGTATTCTAGATGATATTGATTTGACAAACGCTATATTTCATCATTCTAATGTGATGCCTAATAGAAAAAAAAGTTCTCAAGTCGTTAAGTTTTCAGATAAAGACAGGAAGAAAACATCAGAATCTAAAATTAATAGTTTCGATGAAATTTCAAAGATTATGCAGAAGATATTGAAGGAGAATAATTGTTCGATAGATAATGAGGGATATGTAATTGAATGTCATCAACGTAATGGTGGTTTTGGTAAAAACAATAAATCGCCTTTTATATGGCATACAGATGGTGAAGATCAAGTAACTATCATTCTTTACATTAGAAAGGATAGAACAATCAAAGGTGGCAATCTTATGATAGATACAGGGTTTTCTAATGGATTTAATCCTTTTAGGAAAACTGCTGAGAAAGAGATTGAAACAAAAGAGGGTCAATGTCTAATATTCAATTCCGAAATGAGACATAAACCTACTGAGTTTACTGGTTTTGGGTGTCGTGACATCATTGTCGGGTTCTTCAAAAATAAGTAACCATTAAAAAAAAAGAAAAATTCTTCACAAGTCGTGTGAAGTTTTTTAAACAATTGGTTTTTGATATAATATGTAACCAATTATATAAGTCGAAATCAAACTTAAAAAAATATTTTCTTCTATATCGTTTTGAATCAAAAAATACAGTAAAGGTGTTGCTAATAAGTACATAAAGGAATCACCTATTACAGCTCCATATGATACTTTATTAGCATAAGATTGTAATTCATCCATAATAGCATTTCTTCCTGTTTTATGTGGTTTAATAACGGTGAAATAAAAATTAAAATCATGAACGATTTGAATTACAAGCATAATTGCTAAAAATGTCAATAAAGCATATTTTTTTGAAATTATATCCTTTTTTAAGAAAAATATATACGCGTATTTTCCGAGATAAAACCCAATAATTAATGATAGTACATCCAGAATAACCGCAGACCATCCAAAATTTGTGTACCAACTATTTATAGATTTTCCTGAGAAAGGAGATTTTGTAAATCTGAACAAAAAAATTATGAAACATTCTATAATAAGGGCAGAGGTTAAGAAATGAATAAAGCTCAGTTTTGAAATATCCATTATATTATATAGATATTTATTTATAAGATTAAATAGAAAAAAAGTTTAATTATACTTGTAATAACATTTAAAGGAAAAATATATATCATAACACCATTTAACAGACTACGTGATGAACTTTTAGAAATAATATATTCTATTATGAGACCTAATAAGAATATAAAAATAATCAACGCATATACTTTATTTATAAGATAAGACCAATATATAAAAAATAAACCAATTGTGAAAAAGAAAAATATGGCATTTATAACCGATTTATTTACATCATTTTTTGATTTATAATCTTCACGTATTAAAAACATTATATTATATAGATATTTTTATTAAATATTTAGAAAAATTCATCAATAATTCCTTCGGCCGCAATACGACCAAGACCATACGAAAGGCCGTGAAAAAATATAGGTAAAAAATAAATAAATAACGGGATTCCACCAATTGCCATAATTACGTATCCGATAATTTTTAATGCCTGTTTAAGATCATCGTCTTTTTTTCTATCACCAATTTTATATACTTTATAACCACCAAACACAATTGCGATCAAAATAGCAAATATCAATCCTATTAAAAAATAAGCGAAAAGGACACCGAATGTTCCAATCATAAATGTTGAAAAAATATCAGAAAACATAATATATTATACATATATATTTAATCCTTTCCAAAATCAGGTTCGTCATCAATCATTGAACCGTATTGGTTAACACCTTGTGGAAACGAAGCAGATTCAGGCATAACAGATGGCATGTTTTCTCTGGCTTGTCTAGCCGCGTCTCTTTCATCCGAACGATCGCCACCTTTCTTGACTTTACGTTTAATTTTTTTAAGGGTTTTCGACTTTTTAGTCTTTTTCGAAGTTTTTTTCTTATGTTTTCTTGTAAGTCGTTTAATGACCGATTTGCTTGTGTCAGAAATAGTCTTGAGAATTGATATTGTTTTTTTCTTCAAATTCATATTATAAAATAAACATATATAAAAAAAATATATGTTAATAATAATAATATGGCTTATAAAATTTCACGGAAAAAAACAAAAAAATATAGTGGTGGTGGTGATGAGAAACCCTTATCTATGGATAAGGTAGTTATACATGAAAATAATGGTTACGCGACCGGTACTGTTACACTAAATGGCAAAGACGATTCTATTTTGATTGATAACGGACGTCTTTTATATGTCGAACAAGAATCAAAACCTGAAGATCAAGTAAACATTAAATCTATCGTTCAGGGGTCTGCAATCAAATCCCTTAAACGCTCATTTCTTTCTGGTGAAAATATTTTCATTAACAAATTTACCGGCTCTGATAGCGGAACACCAGTTAAAGTACATTTTAGCTCAGCTGCTCCCGGCGATATTATCAAAATTGTTATTAAACCTAATGAGAGTTACACTTTAAGCTCAGGAACCTTTATCGCTTCTTCATCTAACCTTGATATATCTGCGAAGTTAAATCTACGCGGTATAATATCTGGTGAAGGAATCGGTTTAACTCTTGTTAAGAATAAGTCAGCGAATGATGGCTATGTTTTTGTTGGTTGTTTTGGTAAAGCGTCCGAATTAAAGATAAAATCTGGTTCTGAAGTGTTGCTTGACAATGGTGCTTATTTAGCTTCCAAGAATGTTAGTGGTGAAAAAGCTTACACATTGACCAAGTTAAAAGGTATCAAATCGTTTTTCCTTAGTGGCGAGGGAATACTCATGAAGTTCAAAAACACTTCTAATGAAGACATGATTATCCATACCCAGTCTCGTAATTTACATAATTTTGCGGAAGTATTAAGACCGTATTTACATTCTAAAAAATAAAAACATATAAAGATAAGAATCATAGATATTTTCGAGTAGAAGAGATTTTTGAAAATGCCTGGTGCTATAACTTATGACGATTATAAGAATATTATTCAAGAAAATGAAGAGCAGTTTAATGCCATCGTTGCTAAAAAGAAAGCAGAAAGAGGTAAATTTGAATTTGCTAGTTGTAAATTTAACTTCAAATTTCCTGGAAAAGACCCTGAACTAATGAGTGTTAAATCTTGGAAAAAAGACCCAAAAAAACCTCCAAGTGAACGCAAAGAAAATATGATAGTAACATTAAAAGAACGTGAGACTAATCCTGACACTTGCACTCAGGCAATTGAAAAAAAGTCTATCAAAAGAATATTTGAAATTATAGATGAAAAACAAGATTCAAATATAGAAATTAAAGTTGTTGGTCTCGAAGGTTGCTATGTTGATACCTGTGTTCGTTTTAAGGGTTCAAATGATGATATTTGGTGGCCAATTCAAAACAAAGCAAGTAATACTAAAAAATCTGGATTTGACATAAAAAGATACAAATGTCCTGATAATTCAAAAGATGAATATGAAAGATTTGGTTATTATGAGAATATGCTTACCATTTGTCATAATATGAAAGATAATAATGATAAATTTCTTGTAATCCCTCCACATTCAAACGATAAAATACCAGACACAAATTTATCATATAGTAGTGGAGTCACAAAAGGATTTGGTGTTGAAGAGAATGATATTTATGATAAAATTGCTGAATATATTATTACTAATTACTCCGCAACACTTGGCAAACCATATCGTGAATTGCAATTATTATGTAATGAAAAGTGTAGCCTTGAAATTGAATATATTCATAAAAGAATTGATACTTTCTCTGAAATATTTGATATGAAAGAAATTAGTGGAGGTGCGGTTGATTTTATCATTGATGATTCTATTAATGTTCAAGAGAAGACTGTAACTGAACTTGATACATGTAATGGAAATTCGTTTCAGTTTACTATAAACAAACGTGATGGATGTGTCTCACATCAACCATACGCAATTGATGACAACGATTTCTATTGGTTCAATTTAGCAAACACGAATTACTTTTATGTAATTCCCTCAAATTTATTAGAAAGAAACGGAAAGATTCGTAATAATTTAAGACTTCATAAAGAGTTTAAAACGGAAAAGGAAAATAAAAGATGGAAATACACAGACGCCTGGTCATACGGCTTTCGGTTTGATATAACAAACCCAGAAGATCGGCTAGCTTTGTGGAATTTAATTTATTCCGTATTTTAAAAATTTGTTATACGATTGGAATGGGTTCTTTCAAAAAATGTTTGATATTCTTCATCTTGCACTGAAGCTCTATATTTTCTTGCATCTTCCTCTTCGCGTTTTTTATTTAAAAATGCGGTATATGCTTCTTGTTCAGCATGACTCATACTTTCTATTCTTCCCTCATTTGACTTTATTTTTGAATATGATTTCATAACATCTCCCGTTGTATCACGATCAACATCGTCTTCGTCCACAAGATGCGTGAGCTCAAGTGCTCTTCGAATATCTGTATAATTCAGAGAGCCTCCTTCAGCAACACCAGTAAAATCAGTATTTTCATCTTCTTCCGAGCCAATTGTCACACCGCGATGTGACGTAAAACGCTCATCTGGAATGTCGTTACGCTTCATTAATTGCAAATATTTTGGGTCTACACTGTTCATCGCCTGTTTCTTATTATTTAAAAATGCTGAATTAAAGTTACTCTCTGAAGGTCTAGCAACTTCCTTAAGATCCGCAACATTTTTCATCCAATCTGAATAGCCAACCTCCTTCTTTTTTAAAGAATTACTATCGAAATATTGGTTAAATTTTGACTGGTCAAATTTAGAATCAAACAACTCTTCTGGAGGAGGAAGATGTGATTCAAATTTCTTTTCAATTCTTTTTTCTTCGTAAAATTCAGGCACTTTGCTTTTAGCATTTTCAAAGGCAAGTTTCAACATGTTAAAGCCTCTTGAATCTCCTCCGTTACGATCGGGGTGAAATTTCAAAGCTAATTTACGGTATTTTTGTTCAAGTTCCTTAGGGTCATAAAAGCCATCCGTATTTGTATCACCAAATAATTGATTGGTCATTAATTCAAGATTATCAACAATATCATTTCGTGAATCAGTTTGACTTTTCATTTGTTTTTGAAAATCATCAGAAGACATCTTAGCCGATCGTGTCTGTTGCATTCTATCTTGATAAATCGGAGGACCTTTTGAATTTCTTTGTTGTTTTAAATAGGCTTCTTGTTTTTCTTTTTCATATTTTGTAATAAATTCCTCAATGCCTTTTACAGATAATTTAGTTAAAATTTTTTCAATTTGTGCTGGTTTCAGACCAAGTTGTGATAACTTTTCTTGATAATACATTTCTTTAACATAAAAACATATAAAATAAAAATTTAAAAACACACACTTTATAATCATTAGGAAATTAATATAAAATATAGTTATTCATAATTGTGTAATAAATTTCCTTATTCCATCGAATTGTGTGAAAATGACGTAAAGCCTATGATACCTAATATTATAATAAGTAATATTATAATTATAATAATGTATAGCTTGTAGTTCTCAAAAAAGTCCTCTTCCTCTTCCTCTTCCTCTTCATCTTCCTCTTCCTCTTCCTCTTCCTCTTCCTCTTCATCTTCCTCTTCCTCTTCCTCTTCCTCTTCCTCTTCCTCTTCCTCTTCCTCTTCCTCTTCCTCTTCCTCTTCCTCTTCCTCTTCCTCTTCCTCTTCCTCTTCCTCTTCCTCTTCATCTTCATATTCATATTCATCTGTTTCAATTTCGTTTTCTCTTGTTTCATATATTTGAACAAATTCATTTGCTTTATTGGTCATAGTTTTTTTCTGTTTTTCTGTATATTGCAAAGATGACGTTGTTGCGTTCATTATGTTGTCTACCTTCGTTTTCAAATGATTTAATCCAAGAACGTGACCAAGTTCATGTGCTACTGTAAAAGAGATCGAAGGTTCACCATCTTCATGTAATAGTTTTCTTTTTACAGGTTTTCCTCCTTTGTTTTGTTTATTTGAATATGTTCCTATCATGGTGAAATGGATGTCATCTTCAACATCAATCGTCCTGTTCATTCTATTAACATCAGCGTACCCTTGTCGTGTGTTTCCGTTAAATGTTGTAAAATATAGGTTATTGAATTCTTTACTGTATTTTCCTTCTGGAATCAATGACGTATATGCTTCCATTCTTTTTTTATCCGGATATTTATCTGTATCTCGTGTTAATTCAGATATGTAATTTAATTGTGCATCTTCGGTAGCATCATATATGTTTATTTCATTTATTTTCCATTTTATGCCAAATTTATTAAAAAAAAGTGTATTTACTTGTTCAAAAATATCTTCAATATCATCGGGATCAATCCAACTCTTCATTTCCACACCTTTGACATTCATATCCATATTGTCTATTATGTATACATTAATGGGTAAATATTTCATTCTTAAAACTATATATTCATCTTCATATTCATCTGTTTCATTACCGGTTGTATTACCTGTTGTATTACCTGTTTCATCAGTAATTTTGTTTTCTCTTGTTTCATATATTTGAATAAATCTATTTGCTTTTTGGGTCATAGTTTTTTCCTGTTTTTCTGTATATTGCAAAGATGAACTCATTGAGTTCATTATGTTATCTATCTTCTCGTACACATGCTTTAATCCAAGAACGTGCCCAAGTTCATGTGCTACTGTAAAAGAGATAGAAGGTACTCCTTCTTCATGTAATATTTTTCTTTTTACAGGTTTTCCTCCTCTGTTTTGTTTATTTGAATATGTTCCTATCATTGTAAAATAGATGTCATCTTCAACATCAATCGTCCTGTAGTGTGTCCCTTGTAATGTGTTTCCGGTAAATGTTGTAAAATATATGTTATTGAATTCTTTACGGTATTTTCCTTCTGGTATCAATGATGTATATGCTTTCATTATTTTTTTATTCGACGTTGCTCGTGTTAATTCAGAAATGTAATCTAATTGTGCATCTTCAGGAGCATCATATATGTTTATTTCATTTATTTTCCATTCTATACCAACTTTATTAAAAAAAATTGTATTTAACTGTTCAAAAATATCTTCAATATCATCGGGCTCAATCCAACTATTCATTTCCACACCTTTGACATTCATATCCATATTGTCTATTATGTATACGTTAATGGGTAAATATTTCATTTTGTATAACTTATATACATATATATATATTAATATTTATTTGAAAACATTTTATTAGGAAATTAATATGAAATATTGTTATTCATAATTGTGTAATAAATTTCCTTATCTTTTTTTGAAAAATGTTTTGGAAAAATATATAATTATTAGACTATATTGATAAAAATGAGTGATCCAATTTTTCAGATTTACGATTGGCATGTTTCCGATGAACTTATCGATGACGGTGATGATAGTTCTAATGATGATGAGGGTGTTTCTGAGAAGCAGAATTACGTTATTCATTTATTTGGAGTAAATAAAAACGGTAAAAATGTGCATTGTAAGGTCAAAGATTTCACTCCTTATTGGTTTATTGAACTTCCTGAAAATTGGCAGAAGAGTTGGACTGCTCCTTTTATGGAGAAACTTAAGGAACAACTACCCAAAGCTATTAGTGATGAATTTGTTTGTGATGATCGTCAAATTAATCGTGCTGTGAAATTGAAATACAAGTTCCGTAATTACCAATGGAATCAGCCTAAGAAATTCATGCAACTTGTATTCAAAAGTGAAGCCGCGTCTCGATCAATGTATTACAAACTTAAGAAACCGTTCAGTTTTCCTATTGCTCGTTTATTCAAACATCAATTTCCAATTTATGAGAAAAATGTACTTCCTGTTTTACGTTTCATTCATCTACGCAAAATTCAACCGTCTTCTTGGATTAGTTTGCAAAATTTCAATCAAATTGATACAAAATTTGCTGAAAGTAAATTTGAAATCAATTACGAGGTAAACTGGCGTAATGTGTTTCCAGAAGAAGCGGAGAAATCAGCAGCAATTAAAATAGCATCTTTTGATATTGAATGTGATTCATCTCATGGCGATTTTCCAATTGCGAAGAAGGATTATCAAAAGCTATCATCTAATATTTACGAGGAATATTTGCGTATTCTTCGTAACGGTAAAAAGGCTAATCCAACTCTTGTTAAACAGTGGATTAATTGTGCTTTCCGTGATGTAACAAATGTAAAATACGATGTCTCAATGAAATCTTCCATTCAAACAATTTATCTTAAGAATCCATCACATTTCAAAACTGTTACTGATGAAGAAATTGAAAAGATGTCTTTCAAAATTCTTGGAATTCTAATGAAGAAAATGAAAGGCAAAGAAACAATTGAATCAATCAATAACATTCTAATTGATGGATTACCTTCTGTGAAAGGAGACAAGGTAATCCAGATTGGCACGGTAATTCAAGATTATTCAAACCCTTCTAATGTGAAGCGACATATTGTCACTCTTAGCGGTTGTTCTGATTTGACTGGTATTGAAGTAGAAACAGCTAAAACAGTTGATGAATTGATTTTCAAATGGGTTCGAATGATGAAACGAGAACAACCTAATATTGTCACTGGTTATAATATTTTTGGTTTCGATATTAAATTCCTTTGGGAATGTGCGGAAGAGTTTGGCTGTTTGAAATATCTTCGTAAACTCGGTGCTTTGAAGAATCAAGAATGTGTTATGGAGACAAAGGAATTATTTTCTGCTGCTTTGGGGCATAATTTCCTATATTACTTCAATAGCCCTGGTATTGTTTATATCGATTTGATGAAAGTAATTCAAAAAGACCATAATTTGTCATCATATAAGCTGGACGATGTTTCAACACAATTTATTAATAGCGGAATAACACAATTTGAACATTTTGAAGATGGTGTAAAAATTTATACTAAATCTACGTTTAGTTTGAAAGTTGGTGACTATGTTGCTGTGTTTAAACAGACCATAATCGGTAACGAATTTGTTGGAGAGAAAAGAAAAATTCTTGAAATGACAGAAAATGAAAGTTTTGTTCTTGAAGGTGAAGGAAAAAATGATTTTCCTGAAAATCCAAAATCCTTTTATTGGTCTGTAGGAAAAGATAACGTATCACCTCAAGACATTTTTGATATGCAAAGAGGAACAGATGAAGACCGTGCTGTTGTAGCTAAATACTGTGTTCAGGATTGTGAATTATGTTTAAATATTATGCAAAAGTTAGAAATCATTACAAATAATCTTGGTATGTCAAATGTCTGTTTAGTTCCATTCAGTTATCTATTCATGCGTGGTCAGATGATTAAGACGTTGTCTCTTGTATCATCTGAATGTCAAAAAGAAAACTATTTGATCCCAGAACTTCCGAGACCGAAAGAAGATACAAAAGATAGTTATGAAGGTGCTGAGGTTCTCGAGCCAACACCTGCGATTTTCTTGAATGAACCCGTATCGGTATTGGATTATTCTTCACTGTATCCTTCATCAATGATCGGTTCAAATATTTCACACGATTCTATTATCAAAGAGCCCAAATATCAAGGCGAGAAAGGAGCAAAATTACTTGAAGAAATGGGAGTTAAATTTGAAGATGTGTCTTATGATAACTACATCAATCGACTTGTTGGAAAAACTTGGAAAAAATCAATTGTTGAAGAAGAACCTGTTGTTACGTGTAGATTTATGCAGCCAACATTAAAAGAAGATGGAACTATTGACAACAATTCTCGTGGAATCTTACCAAGAATTTTGATGAAGTTGTTGAAAGCCCGAAAAGATACAAGAAATCAAATCAAAACCGAGAAAGATGCATTCAGAATCTCTGTTTTAGATGGTCTCCAGCTTGCTTATAAAGTTACAGCGAATTCTCTCTACGGTGGTGTCGGAGCAGAAGTATCCTCATTATATTACAAGGATATTGCTGCATCTACAACTGCTATTGGTCGTCAGCATCTTCATCTGGCCAAAGATTACGTGAAAGAACACTTTCCAACGGCTGATATAGTATACGGCGACACGGATTCTATCTTTGTTAATTTTAAACCCAAGGCTTCCGGTAAAGAAGGGATTCAAGAATCAATCGACAGAAGTGTAGAGGTTGAAGAAGGTATACAGAAATTACTTGCCTATCCTCACAAACTTGAATATGAAAAAACCTTTTCTCCTTTTATCTTGCTACGTAAAAAAGGCTACATAGGCAACAAGTATGAATTTGATCTTGATAAATTTAAGCAAACCTCAATGGGAGTTGTTACAAAACGTCGCGATAACGCTGGAATCGTAAAATATGTTTATGATGGAATTATCAAACGTATTATGAATGATAAAGATATTGATGGTGCGATACGATTTCTTTTGACAACAATTGACGATATATTAGATGGAAATTTCCCATTGCAATATTTCATTATTACGAAACGCCTCAATTCAGTTTATGCGAATCCTGCTGCAATTGTTCATAAAGCCCTTGCTGACAGAATGGGTGATCGTGATCCTGGTAATAAACCTCAATCAAATGATAGAATTCCATTTGTATATGTTGAAACAAAAGAAGTACCTAAATTACAAGGAGACAGAGTCGAACACCCTGATTATATAATCGAACATAAATTGAAAGTTGATTATCTATTTTATATTACGAATCAAATTTCGAAACCTTGCTGTCAGGTCATGGGCTTGGCTCTTGAACACTTACGTAAATATGGATATCGTCTTCCAACAAATCACTTTGATTTAATTCGTGAAAAGCTTGAAAATGAAAAGAAATCACAAAGTGAAATTCGTGAAAAATTAATGGAGGAACGAGCAAAAGAAGCCTATAATGTGTTATTTAAGTCTCGTGTTAAGATCGAGGAAGGAAAAAAGTATGGTCAGACATCAATTACGTCATTCTTTAAGAAGAAAACATAGTTTTAAATAATATTTGAAATATTTAAGATACGGAATAAATTAAATTCCATAAACGACTAATTTCATCTTCATTATTTTTTTGAATTAGTTCTCTATCAAATCTAAAATCATAAGTCCAAGCGTCATTGTATGGAGGTCCTCCATTATCTCTATTTGGATTAAACTCTGTATGAAGTGTTAAATTATTACGAATATTTCCGTTTTTTTCTAATAGATGTGAAGAAATAACATAGAAATACTTTGTTCCTGCTAAATTAAACCAATAAAATCATTATCATCAATAGCGTATGATTGATATTATAAAAAAACTTCAACATAAATAATAAATAATTGAAGATATATATATATCCAGTGTAAGTATGTGTGATTTAGAATGTAACATTTGTTACAATTTTACAAAAAATATAAATGAGCTGAAATGTTGTAACAGTGGTAAGAATATTTGTAATAATTGCCTTAAAATGCTTAAAAGACCGTTATGTCCTTATTGCTTAAGACAATTACCGGAAGATATGTTAGTTGATAATATTGCTTGTTCAATTGATACCGTTTATAGTTGGAATGATTTTATTCGAGACGAAAATATTATATTCGAAGATGAAATATATCAAAACTCGCGTAGATTAAGACGACAAATGAGAAGATTGCGTTATAATTACATGATGAGAGTAACTGATAATGGAAGAAATAATCAAAAGTACAAAAGATCTGTTAGACGTCTTAAAAGGCGACAAACCAGAGATCAGATGAATGAAGACATCTTTAATTTAGATTTTTAATTGTTTCTTTGAATTTTTCATAAGTAAATTTTATGAGCGTTATAATATTTTTGTCGAAATAGCCGATCGATGCGAAAGATTTATCAATCATCTCTTTATATTATATGTATGTTTTTAAATTAAATTCGCTTTGTAGTTATTGAAGTTCGTTGTCTCAACAGTTTTGATTTTCAACCCTAAAGAAGTTTGCATCGATAAATTGAGTGCAGTATAATCATCTACATCAAATGTTCCAGCAGAGAAATCCTGATAAACAGGAGAACCGTTTGTATCATAACTTTCAACATTTTTTGTTACTGTGAAGCTCTGGTCATTGCTTACAGATTCTACTGTGAATTCTCCACCTTCGTTTAAGTAATTACCAACTGGAATATTTTCAATAGAAATAACTTGGAAAGACATTCGGTTTCCTACCTGAATAGCACCAGGTTCAAAACGATTCTCGCAAATAAATTGAATTGAAGCTGGGTTTTCTGTGACTGCCGTTATGTCAAAAACATCTCGTCTCGATTTTAGCTCATAGCCATTTGGCGATAAGATACGGATCGTAAGTTTAGAAAGGGAACTGATAGGAGTCTCGGAATACCAACCAACGGCTGAATTGCCAGCAGTTCGCTTTGTATTCATAAGATTGTATCGAACATCACTTGTTCCTTCATTCCAACTTGTGTCACGCAAAACCTTTACAAGAGCTTTACGTCCGTGGTCGCTTGTTGAGCTATATATTCCATTCAGTTCCTGAATTTCGATAAAAAGGTGAGAATATTTATTGATAGAATATAAATCATTAGTCAACGAATCCGCAAGAATTATATGAGTCAAGTTAACACCGATAATATTTTTGAAAGTCTCTTGTGTCGAAATAGAAATGTTTGTTTCACTTGATGCTAAATTCACATCAAATTTATAAGGTGTCATCGCTTTACTGGTTGGCGAACGATATTCGTTGCGATCTGCTGAACATATGTCTAGATCCTTTTCTGAAATCTTTTTATGTGGCTGATTCTCTGTTGTGTCGATTTTAACACCTTCTAATTTTTCAGTATTTTCTTTGGTAAATTGTTCAACTATGTCATGTGATGTTACCGAAGCAGGAATATTATTATAAACAAAAGGAACAAAATACTGTAAAAATATTTTATTACAGTTTACAATATCGTCCGTTTCTTTCAAATTTTTAGAAATTTCAAGTTTCTTGATTTCAAATGCTTTCGCAATATTTTCGTTTTCGAAAATATTCGATATGTCATATTTTTTATCAATGTGATCTGTTATGATTTTTTTAAGTAACTTTGTATTACTGGCGTTTAGAAAAATTTCAGGAGAAGACATTTGCTTATTTATAATAAAGATACATAAAAATTTTTTGTAAAAATTGACACAAGTTTATGTCATTTTAATGATTTCAATATTCTTAGCGGTGCTATCACCATTTTTCTTAATTCTTCCTATCTCGAATGTAACTTTATCTTTTGGTCGAATGCCGGTCATTTTCGCAGTAATAGATGAAAAATGATACTTTACATTTTCTGAAAGTATTTGACCTCGTTTTCCAGTTACATTAATAACCTCTCCTTTAAGAATTTTTGACTTCGGTTTAGGTTTAGGTTTTGGTTTAGGATCAGGTTCTTTTTTTGGAATTTCTTGAACTAATTTCATGTTCCATGGATTTGTGTTCTTTTTCAAATTTTCTTCCTTTATCTCATCGAGCATCTCCGCATCACCCCATTTTGTTTCATCGAACTCACCAAAAATTTCATCTAAATAATGTTTTGTCATATTACTTTTACTCAAATATAAAAACTATTCACTTTAAACGCATATATCTGTTATTTTATTTATATATATAATTTTCTATCCTTTTTACAAAAATTTAAAAAAAACGACCTTGAAACTGTATATTATTTCACAACAAATTTACTTGAAGAAAATGAGTTATGTGCCAGAGTTTGTGGCACTTTACGAGATCTTTCCTTACATTCGTAATTTTCCATTAGATGACGAAACAATTCGTGTTGCTGTCAAAGACTACCTTGAAGGTGGTGAAAAAAAGGATGCTATTGTAAAGAGGTATGGGCCAATTGGTAAATGGAATACTTCTAAAGTGACTGATATGAGTATGCTATTTAAAAGTTCCAATTTCAACGAAGATATTTCTAAATGGGACACTTCTAATGTGACTGATATGGAAGGTATATTCTATGATGCTGAAAATTTCAATCAACCGATTGGAGAATGGGATACTTCTAATGTAGTTACTATGGAAATAATGTTCTGCAAATCTGAAAGTTTTAATCAAGACATTTCTAAGTGGGATACTTCTAAAGTGACTAATATGGGAGCAATGTTCGCAGGTGCTAAAAGTTTTAATAAACCAATAGGGGAATGGAATACTTCTAATTTGGGTTATATAGGCTCTATGTTTGAAAATGCTGAAAGTTTCAATCAACCGATTGGTAAATGGGATACTTCTAATGTGTTTGATATGTATAATATGTTTACTAACGCTAAACGTTTCAATCAACCTATTGGGAATTGGGATACTTCTTATGTTACTATTATGGAAGGTATGTTCGCAGGTGCTGATAGTTTCAATCAAGATATTGGTAAATGGGATACTTCTAATGTAACTGATACGGGAGGTATGTTTATGGATGCTCTTAGTTTCAATCAACCCATTGGTAAATGGAACACTTCAAGTGTAACTTATATGAAAGATATGTTTGAAAATGCTGAAAGTTTCAATCTTGAGAATGCCCCTTGGTTTCACAATATGTGATAGTGATAATTCTGAGGATGAAAACTAAATAAAATTTGATAGATTTCTTCTATCTTTTTTACAAAAAATTTTAAAAAAACCGACCTTGAAACTGTATATATTTGTTGGTATTTACCCGAAGATTAATTGTAAAATGAGTTATTTACACGATTTAATGGTGCGTTATGAGATCTAACCTTATATTATCTTGGCATTAGACAATGAAACTATTCGTGTTGCTGTCAACGACTACCTTGAAGGTGGTAAGAAGGGGGATTCTATTATCAAAAAATATAGTAAGATTGAAGATCGGAACACATCAGATGTTACTGATATGTCTAAACTATTTCAAGGTTATGTATTATAAAAATAAGTAATATACAAAGGCAAAATATACATTTTTACCTTACAAATACCAAATAATTATATAAAAATCATATAAAGATAAAAGATTTGTAAATTGTAAGAAATAATAATGACTGTTTCAACTTTACCATCAAATCTTATTCTATTCCTAAAAAAATCTTGTGTTGAAAATAATTTTTTTCAAGATTCCGGTTCTTTGAATTTTGAATATTCTTCTGACCTAGTCGTTCCATCTGCTTTTGACCAAGATGCAGGTAAATATGAATCGATTGACAGTGATAAAAACCATGTCGTTGAAAATAAGACATTGAATTGTATGCATTGTCATAAAGAAATCGATAAGAAATATGAAATCCCCATTAGAAAAGTTAATGGTGTGTTTCAAACAACCGGATGCTATTGTTCGTTAAATTGTGCTTGCCACGCGGTTTTAAAATTTCACGATTTTAATACCTTTTCTATGCTTCATGAAATGTATGAATGTTCGGAGAAAATTAAACCTTCACCTGATAAAGAACTATTAAATATATTTGGAGGAGATCTTTCGTATGAACAGTTTCATTCTAATACTATCTACAAGATCGCACAGCATCCATTTGTTTCTCTTAAGAATGATATGGACGATTTGATTGAGGAAGATACAAATATTAACTTAAATTTTACAGATGTGGTTGAAGAAATTAAAGTGGAAACTCCAAAAATTGAATCCAAAAAGAAAACAAAAACAAAAAAAGCGACTGAAACGACTACGCTTGATGATTTTTTCAATTTTTAAAAATCAGCGTCATCGCAGAAACTTTTTGTCATGTTCAGAGAACCGGAACTTGAATTTGTTTGAACGTTAGCACGCGAATATTCCGACACACGACTCTCAAAGAAATTTGTCTTGCCTTCAAGTGAAATGGCTTCCATGAATTCATAAGGATTTTGTGTATTGTAGATCTTTTTATAACCTAATTGATTGATGAGACGATCAGCGACAAACTCAATATACTGTTTCATTGAATTAGCGTTCATACCAATCAAATTACAAGGTAACGCTTCTGTAATAAACTCCTGTTCGATTTCAACTGCTTCACTTATTAGTTTTTTAACAGTTTCCTCATCCAGTTTGTCGGCAAATTTCTTATAAATCATAACCGCGAACTCAGTATGTAAAGCTTCATCTCTGGAAATGAACTGGTTCGATAGCGACAATCCAGGCATCAAGCCACGCTTTTTAAGCCAGAAAATAGAACAGAAAGCACCAGAAAAGAAAATCCCTTCAACACAAGCAAATGCCACGAGCCTTGTCGCAAAGTTTGCGGAATCATCCTGAATCCAACGGATAGCCCATTCAGCCTTTTTCTTTATAGCGGGAAAGTTATTAACGGCATCAAATAGTTTATTTTTATCATCTTCATTTTTGATTAGGGTTTCAATGAGGAGAGAATACATTTCGCTATGAATAGATTCGACAGCAGCCTGAAATGTATAGAACGATGTTACTTCGGGAATATCAATTTCCTGAATGAAATTTACAACTAGATTTTCGATAACAATTCCATCACTTCCAGCAAAGAAAGCAAGAACTTTAGAAACGAAATCTTTTTCATTAGAAGTAAGTGTCTGCCAATCATCAATGTCCTTTGTTAGGTCAACTTCCTCAACAGTCCAGAAAGCAGCAACTGCTTTCTTATACATATTGAAAACATCTCCATATTGAATAGGAAATAGAGTGTAGCGTTTAATTTTATCATTTGAAGACATATTGAAAAATTTATGGATATATATTTGTTATGTTTTTTAAAAAATTTTCTAAAACATTTTTAGAAAATTTATAAGGAATTTTGAAGAAGATTTTAGAGATTTGTAAATGAATTGATTTGTATATTTTATTTCAAGCATTTTTAGCAATTACTGTTATTTTTTCATCTGAAATGTCAAACTTTGAAGTGATAATTTCGACTTCAAATTTGTCACCAATATCGTCGGTATTTTTAGACAAATCATTCGGAACAAGAACAATAAAAGGGAGTCTTTCATCTACTACTTCACATAATGTTCCAATGCGATTTTTGCTTATTTGTTTAACTTCAAATGTCGAACCTGGAATAGGAGTAATTAGTTCATACTTAACAATTACATCAGTAATATAAATAATTTTAAGATTTTCGTTTGGAATCGAGAACTTCGTCTTATCAATAATTTCAATAGTATCTGAAACTATATACCCTTTTGAATTGCATTTTCCTGCAATTTTATTTTCAATCTTCTTCCTTAGTTCATCTGTAAGTGTTTCATCACTTGAAATTCCTTTTAATTCATTTCCATCGAAAGAAACACGAATTTTATCTTGTACAGTTTGAAACATTATTATTATACTTATTATATAAAAAAATTTAAAACATTTTTTAAAAATTAATAAGGGAATTCATTGACTTTTTCAAATAAGTGTGATTGACTATAAAATTCCTTTTAAAAGATGTTTTTTGATTTTTGTACCCGAAAATTCTCGAGATTTTTTCGGGTTGTGTTTCTTTATATGGTTGTTTCTTTTTAGGAGTTTATTCTATCTATTACCTTTTTATATATTATTTATTTTTAAAAAAAATATATATAATAAAAAAGAATAGGAAGAAGATACAAAAAAGAAGAAAAACAAGACCGAAAAAAAACCCGAGAATTTTCGGGTATTTGAAAACCTGAAATGTAGGGAGGAGAACCCTCTGTACATTGAGATGAAAAATTTTTACTTTTTCTAAATAAGGAAGGGGTTCAAAACACATCCTAACAAAAAATAGACAAAACACTGTATTAGGGATGGTATCAAAAGTCATAATACGCGAATTGACACTTTCCCCTTATAAATTGACGTTTGACCAATTAGGATTTCAAACAAAACTTTTTTGAAATTTAGAGACGCCCCCCGCGATTTCGACTTGTCAGAAACCCGAAAATTCTCGGGTATGTATTAGGAAAAGTATCAAAAATACCTTATAAATACCCGAAAAAAAACCCGAAAAAAAACCGAGAATTTTCGAAACAGTTTTGTTAAATATAAACATATAAATATAAGAATCACTCATATTTTTAACAAGATGATAAAAAGATCAGGTTACGTAATCAATAAAGAAAAACATATCAATGAATTATCAAAAATTAGGAAAGAGCTGACAGTTCAGCCTTACAAATCTCAAAGATTTATAATGCAGAACTATGGAGGTCTTCCTGAACCTTTTCCGATTTTTTTGGAAAGCGAAAATAATCTTTACGTACCTCGATATTATGGTATTGAAAAATTTGGTAAAGCAGATTACATTATTCCAAATGGTGATGAAATCTCATTGAGTTTCAATGGTTTTTTACGTGAAAATCAGAAAGATTTAATGCAAGATTTTTTGCCAATATTTAAGGAAAATTGTGGAGCAATCCTTAACTTAAAAACTGGCGGTGGCAAAACAGCGTTAGCATTATATGTGATTTCGTTAATTAAGAAAAAGGCTCTCATTGTCGTACATAAGCAATTTCTTGCTGATCAATGGGTTGACCGAATTAAACAGTTTTTACCTAATGCGAAAATTGGTAAAATTCAAGGCAAGATTTTTGATATTGAAAATAAGGATATTGTTATTTCAATGCTTCAGTCTATTTCGATGAAGGACTTTACTAAAAATGCGTTTGATAGTTTCGGAATAACAATTTTTGATGAGACACATCATTTGGCAGCAAACGTTTTCTCTCGTGCCTTTTCAAAGTGTTCTTCTAAGTTTAATTTAGGTCTGAGTGCTACACTTACGCGAAAAGATGAAACTGAATTTGTGTTGAATTATTTCATTGGGCCAACCTTTTCACCAAATGTGGTTGAAAATTTCGGAGAAGTTGTAGTTAAAAAGCTTGAATTCACTGATGAAAATTTTCAAAAAGAGATTACAAATTTTAAAGGAAATATCAACTCTGCAGCAATGATTTCAAAGCTTGTGTCATCCCCTAAAAGAACAAAAATTATTTGCGCATATATTGAAAAGTTTCTAAAACACAATCGTCATATTCTAATTTTGAGCGAGCGGTTATCTCAGCTTAAAGATATCGCTGAAAAGTTAACTGAAATGGACATTGAATCAGGATATGCGGTCGGTGGCATAAAGCATAATACGCTTATTGAAAATTGTAAGAAACCCGTAATTTTAGCAACATATAGTTACGTGTCGGAGGGATTCGATGTTGAAACCCTTAATACACTTATATTTGCTAGCCCCAAGAGTGACGTTGTTCAAAGTGCTGGAAGAATATTAAGACAAACGCCTGAATCCCGGTTAAAGACACCTTATATTTTGGATATCGTTGACCAAACGAAAGTTTATGAAAGTAAATTTAAGAAAAGGAATAAATATTATAAGAAGAACACATTTACACTCAAATAAAAACATATAAAGATAAGAATCATAGTTATTTTAAGTAGAAGAGATTTTTTAATATGACTTGGACATACGCAAAATTCATTGAGAAATATGGTAAAGATTGTATTAAAGAGACAGAAGAACAATTCAACGCAATAATTAAGGCTGAAAAAGAAAAAGCTAGACTGAATGGTAAACAATTTCATTTCAATTATTTATTTTTTCATTTCAAATTCGGTGAAAATTATGAAAAAATGTCAATTGAATCTTACGCAAAAAATCCTACTGTATCCGCAAGTGAACGTCGAAAAAATCAGGGTGAGAAAGCAAAAGAACGCGCGGCTAATCCTGAAACTTCAAATGTCAATACAGAAGACATATCGATTACAAGACTTGGGGAAATTATAAACGATACAAATCTTGAATTTGAAGAAGTTGGTCGTGAAGGCTGTTTCGTCGACCTCGCTGTTCATAAAAAGGGATCAAGCAGACAAACCTGGTTTCCGGTTCAAATGAAAGCATCTAATGCAGTCATACCGAAATTTAATATGAACAACAGATACAATTGTCCTGATAAATTTAAGAACACATATGAAAGATTTAACTATTATGAGAATATGATTGTTATTTGTCATAATGTCAAAATTGATGAGTTTCTCATAATACCTCCTTATTCAACAAAGATTCCAAATACATGTTTAAAATATAATAGTGGAGTAACAAAAGGATATCACGTTGCAAAGGACGATATTATTGCAAAGATTAATGAATATATCGAACAGTATTCGGAACTTTATAAACCATTCAGTGATATTGAATTATTATGTAGTGAAAACAAAAAACTTGAAATAAAATATATTCGACTACGCCAAAAAACTTTTTCGGAAGTCTTTGACATGGAAGAAATTGATTTCTGTGCGGTTGACTTTAAGATTGATGAAATTGTAAGAGTTCAAGAGAAAACTGTTAATCGCCGTGATAATATTGAAAATTCGTTTAAGTTTATCTTGGAGAAAAATGATGGACGTTATAAGACACAATATGCTATTGATGACAACGATTTCTATTGGTTGAATTTAGCGAACACAAACTACTTTTATGTTATTCCTTCAAAATTGATGGAAAAAGATGGAAACATCCGTCGAACTTTGACGCTTCATAAAGAGTTTAAAACCGAAAAGGAAAATAAAACGTGTAGATACACTGACACTTGGACATACGGCTTTCGTTATGATTGGACAAATCCAGATGATATACGTGCTCTTTGGTGTATTATGAATGATTTCAAAAAAAAACACAACAAAATCTAAATTAACTTTTAATAAATTTTGGCATAAATTTCGATACTTGTGTCATCCGATTACCTACAAATACTGTTTCATAATCTTCCAAATCTGCTAAATTCCATTTTGAAATATCTTGACAGAAATTAGAACCATAAAACATCGAATTAATAGTTTTAACTTTTGATACATCCCATTGTCCAATAGGTTTATTGAAAATCGCTCTGTAAAACATAAGACGCATGTCAGTCACATTAGATACATTCCATTTATTTATTGGATGATTAAATGCTTCCGCTTGGGAAAACATTCCCATCGTCGTAAGCACACTAGAAACATTCCAACGATTTAAAGGTTTGTTGAAACGCTCTGTATTAGCAAACATTGCGTTTAAGTTCTCAACATTTGAAACATCCCAACCTGAAATATCTTTATTAAAATTTTTAGTTCCATTAAACATATGAGACATATCAGTCACACTAGCTGTATACCAATCACCAATCGGTTGATTAAAATCAATAGTCAAAGCGAACATACCTTTCATAGTTTTGACATTAGAAACATCCCATTCACCAATAGGTTGATTGAACTTTTTGGCATTCTTAAACATTCCGGTCATGTCTTTAACATTAGTAGTATCCCATTCAGAAATATCTTCATCAAAATTCTCCATATCAAGAAACAAAAAGCTCATATCTGTAACTCTAGAAACATCCCAATATTCAATCGGTCCGTATGTCAGAACACATTTGTCTTTATTGTCAAAATATAGATTTACAACCCGTTTTATATTTAAATCATTTAAAGATGAAAGATCTTTTTTCATTGAAATATACTTATTTTTGAAAATTTCATCAATTTCAATTAATCTAGCTATGATACTTTTATAAATTGTGTTGTCAATAAATTTGTTAGAAATTACGTCACGCGTTATAGGAGACGTATTATTTTTACTCACCCATTCCTCAATGTAAAATTTATCATAAGTATGTCCATCATCAGCGATGACAGGATCAACGATAATATCTTGTGAAATAGGACAAAGATTAGAATTAATAATTTTCTTCAATTCGTCTGACATAGTTATTGTGTTTACTTTTTGATATATAATTTCAAGTTAGTTTTTTAAACATTTTTGAAAAAAAAGGAAACATCACAAATTATAATGTTCCCGAAAATAAAGAAGTAAGGTCGACAACTTCTTGTCGCATTCTTGTTCGCTTTTCTTTTACAATTTCTTGATTATTGATAATATCATTTCTTTTAGCGTTTCTCTGATGACGACGCTGTTCCCTAGAAATATTCTGTTCTGATACACTTTTAACTTGAATTACTTCGTGTTCAGTGTCAATTTCATCGGAATATTCATTAATATACAGCTCATTTTCAACAGCAGTTACGATCTCAGCCTTCAGCATTTTACTAGTCTTGATATCAAGCTTTTTAGCTTTAATGATGTCTTTCAACTGTTTAACTGTTAGCTTATTAAGATCTGTTTTACCGCAAATGTTTTCAACGACATTCTCAATAGGAATCATAGAATCGACACGATATTTTTTGACATTATTATTATCGTCATCGTCTCTCTTTCTTTTGAATTCCTTTTTCTTATCAATTTTTATAGTCGATTGAACAGTAATTTTATTATAAATTGGATTTATATACTCACCAGTATCTTCAAAATCACCTGTTAAATCTACATTTTTAATTGATTTGATAAGAGACTCTACTACGTATTCGTTGCAATCAAGGATTCGCAAAGATTTCATTCATTAATTTGCGTTGTTATATTATTATTATAATTCAAGTTCGTTTTTTAACTTTTTTTCAAAAAAACTTCATCCTTTGATAAAGAAGATAGTTAGTATCTTTTTGAAGTTACATAAATTTAGAACGGAAATCATCATGATCTACGATCAGAATTCCTTTTTCCGTCGCCTTCTTCATTTTAGACGACGCAGAAGTCTTATTTTTTGTAACAAGTAAAGTGGTATCATTAGTAAGTGAACTAGATTGTTCACCGCCATTTTTCTTAACAACCTCAACGAATTCAGCAACAACACCGCCAGTAAACAACACCTTCTTCAATAGAGGGTTACCTTTGACAGTAACCGTTGCATTATTAGAACGCTTCTTAATTTTCTTAATGTCATAGCTAATCTCTGTCGCAAATGTCTTAAATTTGTCAAGATTGTCAATGAAAACATTAGCACTTTTTTCGGAAAATCCCTTAATCAATACAATATCCTCTTTTGTGAACTTACGATTAATATCATATTTTTCAGTAATTAGGATTAGTTTCTTGCTTCCAAGGTTTGGAAACAAATTAGACTTGCTCATCATTTGATGAACGGGAACGCTTTCATAATTACCCTTTTTGAAATTCGTAAGAACTTTCATGAGGTTATCTGAAATTTTTCCCTGAAATCCATCAATGTTTGTGAAATCATTTTTAGTCATACTTAAAATCTGTGGAATTGTTTTGTATCCACTCGAATATAACTTTTTTAGAGTTTCTTTTCCGAATCCACGTAAGTCGAAACCATGAAAGAACGCATAGTTCTCCGCAATCTGTGCTTCATCATCAAGCACATCGATCATGATATCGACATTCGTAGAGTTCCATTTTCCTTCTGGCAAAACCACTTTATTAGAAGGTTTTAGCACATTTTCAATGTATGGAATCACATCACCACGACGAGTTACCGAAACAATTGCTCCAATGCCAATTTTCTTATCAACAATGAACCGAGCATTTTGACCCGAAACTTTTTTCACAGTAGTTCCACCAATTTTTACAGCATTCACATGCACAACTGGTTTACGAAGACCGTGTTTAGAAGTAGACCAAACAACATCAATAACTTCCGTTTGACCCATTTGAGAATCAAATAGAGCCTTGAAAGCAATAGCATGCTTAGGATTCGCATCCTTACGTTCGTAAACACCATCGCTTGCGATGATGATACCATCAATAGTAAACTCATTATTTTCTTTCCAATCTTTTAGGATATTAAATGCTGTCTCAGCAGTAATTTCCTTATTAATTTTGTAATGCTTAGCAGTCTGAAAACCGATTGTTTTCGCGTAATCAAACTGTTGAGACGGTTTCAATTTAGGTTCAATTACTTCATACGCGATGAAATTAACAACATGAATTTTCTTGTGAATACTCTTAGAATTTACAATTCCACTCATAGCATTGCGAGCATTTCCGTGATCGAAATTCTTTTCGAAAACAGAATCCTCAATAATGAGCTCACCACGAACTACAACATCAACCTTTTTGATATTATTGAAACTTGAAATCTTAGAAATAAGGTTTGAAATGTCTGTACCATACTCACCGTTACCACGTGTAAAGAGCTTGCGCGTTCCAGCTTTCTGAACAAACAGGGCTGAAACACCATCAAGCTTCTGACTTACAAGGTAAGGAGCGGAATACTTAGAAGTCCACTTAGACAGAGTCTCCTTTTTATGCTTGTCCATAGAGGGCAAGAAGAAAGGTAACTTGATCTTCTTCGAATCAGAAACTTCATGACCAACTTCCTTTAAAACATGGTTAGTTGGATCAAGCTCTTCAAGTTTATCGATAAGATCATCGAACTCTTCATCAGTAATAATTGGAGTTCCAGAATTGTAATAGGCGTCACGCGCCTCGGAAATTTTCTGCTCCAACTCTAGAATCGTCATTTTTTCAATAATATAACCTATATTATTATTTGAAACCAAGTTCAAATTTTTAACAATTTTTCTTTTTAATGTCAGTTTTTTATTCGGAATTTTTGAAGTTCTTGTAAGCTTCATATATAATGTTCATATATATTTTGTTTGAAGTTTTAATCCACTAAACACAGTCTTCGTATAATTCAAGTGAGTCTATTGGTGTGCTGCTTAGCGTCTCTTCATTATTAATAAACTCAGTTAAATCCCTTTCAAGGTTCTGTTCGTCATCATTTTTTACATGTTTTACTACTTGTTCCTTTTCATGTATATTAAAAAACTCATTAATTTTCTCAAAATTCACAATAAAAAATCCTTGTGATATCATCAAAGCTATTATCAATACGAACAAAATTATATAAAGGAACATTTATAAAAGTATAAAACATAAAAATTTAAAAAATTTTTACGCAATCGGTTTTAATTTTTTTAGAATAGACTGTATTTGATCGAGTGATATACCAAATTGATTTGTTTTGGGCTTACTTTTAATAGGTTCAGTCTTTTTTAGGACAATTGAATTAAATAAAACCGCTTTTGGAGGTTGATTCATATCCATTGCCATTTTTTGTTTGATTGCTTCCATTGGTATACCCATTCTTTTCATTTTCTGGTATTTTTCAGGCAATTGATCCTTTTTCTCAACTGGTTGTTCTACCGGTTTCTCAACTGATTTCTCAACTGTCTTTGGAAATTGTGTTTGAGAAATATTAAATTCAAAATCGTGCTTTTTCAACTGTAGAATTTCAAATTTTATAGTATTTACCTGTTCGTCTATAATTATTTCCGTTTTCAATTTAGGCAAAATAATCAAATCTACAATTGATTGTTCTTTTAATGTTTGTTCCGTTTCTTCTCTTGAAAGACCAAAAAATTTACAAGATTCATTTAAATAGCAAAAATATGCGGAATTGAAGTTTTCAATCTTCAATTTTTTCAAAAATTTCATCAAATAGTCATCTGTTGTTTTTATTAGGAAATAGTTCTGTTCCAGATTTGATTTGGTAATTGTTGTGTTATTTAGTTGGAATACAAATGGGTTTCCATTTTGGGTAAAAAGGTATTCCTTATGAAATTCTTGATTATTTATAAGGCATTTACGCAGTTTTTTTGTATTTTTCAAACTCGAAATCATTATTATTTTATGATATTTTTATTTGTTTATATGATTATAGATTTATTTTATATGCTTTATATAATTAGTTCTCGTATGATTTTTGATGTGTCAAATATAAACAAAATATTTGATATGATGTATGAAAAATATTCTAAAATGAATAAAGTCCAAATTGAAAAAAGGAAACAAAAATTAAAGAATGATTATGAAAAAAGGTTTTCTGGAAAAGATCGTCAAAATTATATATCACAGTCTAAGTTTATTGAATTTTGTATAAAAAGTAATAAAAATTACTTGAAGCTAAAAATAGATAATGTCCCTATATATTTTCCTAGTAATACCAAGAAAAAGGATGTATGTTTTAAAGAATATACAAAAGAAAAAGAACTCGGTTCCGGTTTTTTTGGAAAAACGTATTTGGCTTCTAAATTAGACGCAAAGTATGCAATAAAGGTTCAGAATATTAGTTCAAACCAGGAGATAAAAATGGTTAAAAACGAAGCAAAACTGGCTAAAAAAGGTTCTGACCTTGGTATTTCACCAAAGATTTACGATAGCTTTTTTTGTCTCAATAAAGGAGCAAAGGACACATTAAAATTTTTTATTATACAGGAATATATGAACGAAGGTGACCTGAAAAGTTGGTTAAAAAAAGGAAACACAATTTCACCAAAAATGAAAAAAAAACTTATAAAGAAAATTGAAATCATGCATCAGAATCAAATCGTACACAACGACTTACATACTGGAAACATATTTGTTAAACAACAACAAAATGGAGAAATGGAGTTATTTATAGGTGATTTTGGTATATCATATGATATAAAGGATGAAAAATCGGAAAATGACAGAAGTTTTGAAAGAGAAAAAAGGAATTTAAGGGCAAATGTTTTTAATGAAAAAGTGGATTGGTCTGAAATGCTTTTTGAACCAGTCAATATAGAAGATATTATTATAAAAGATATGATACTTAATCAAATAAAATATAAATTTTAAAAAACCTTTCGGTCAAAATGATATATTTATCATTTTTATTCATTAAACCAATCTAAATCGTCAACATTCATCGATTCAGCTCCATAAAACATATTTCTCATATCGGTCACTTTTGAAGTATCCCAGTTACCAATAGATTGATTAAAATTTTTGGCATTATAGAACATATGAGACATTGTTACAACACTAGTTGTTTTCAAATCACCGATAGGTTGATTGAAATTTGTAGCACCAAAGAACATACCGCTCATATTAGTTACATTAGAAGTGTTCAACTTATCAATAGGTTGATTAAAATTCGTTGCAGAACAGAACATAGAATTCATATCTGTTACTTTAGAAGTATCCAACTTATCAATAGGTTGGTTGAAATTAGTTGCTGAACTGAACATAGAACTCATATCTTCCACGCTAGAAGTGTCCCAACCTTGAATAGATTGGTTGAAATCAGCCGCAGATGAAAACATAGAATTCATACTAGTAACACTAGAAGTGTCCCAATCTTTAATAGATTGGTTGAAACTTTCTGCTTCCCAAAACATGTATCGCATATCTGTTACTTTGGAAGTTTTCCAACATCCAATATGTTGATTGAAAGAAACACATCCATCAAACATAAAACTCATATCTGTAACATTAGAGACATCCCATTTTGAAATATCTTCGTTAAATTTACAAAGTTCTAATAGATGTCCATTATAATAATTCATATCACGATTCACACCAAATAAATTGTTCATATCAGTAACGTGAGAAACATTCCAATCTTTGATTTCACCATATCTCATAATAGATACATCCTTCTTAAAACCACCTTCAAGGTAGTATTTAACAGCAACACGAATAGATTCGTTGTCCAATGCCATAATAATGTAAGGATTTATCTCGTAAATAAATAACATATCTGGAAGATAAGAGTGATATAGTTTTACCTTTTTAGAATTGTAGTCGGATTCGTCCATTCTAATTCGCTTTGTCATATTTTATATATTGAAAGGTGTATAGAGTTTCAAGTTAGTTTTTTAAACATTTTCCTTGAAAAAAATATTATATTATTTTAAATGACATTTGGTTTTGCTTTTGTAGAAGGTAATGGTCTTAAAACAACAACGGGTGGCAAAGGAGGAAAAAGATATGAGATTGATGGTGATGTTGAAGAATTTCATGATCTGTGTGAAGATCTTAGTAAAGACAACGAACCATCAATTATCATTCTAAAAGGAACTTTTAAATTAGATCCGGATGACACATCTGTTTTTAAGATACCATCCAATTGTACTGTTTATGGTGAAGGTTGTACTATAATAGGTGGGATTGAAATTAAGGAACAAGAAAATGTAATTATTCAAAATATAAATTTTGGATTAGCAGATCAAGATGAGTTTGACGAGGAACACGACAATCTTGTTATATATAGATCACATCATGTTTGGGTAGATCATTGTAATTTTACAAAAAGTCCTGATGGAGCACTTGATATAAAACGTGAAGCGAGTTTCATAACTGTTTCATGGTGTGTATTTGGTGAAGACCAACATAAAAATATGTTAATAGGTCATGACGACGATCATGATAAAGATGACGGTAATTTAAAGGTTACACTACATCATTGTTGGTTTAAGAGTAAGACACGAAATCCACGAGTAAGATATGGTGTAGTTCATGTAGTGAACACTCTTTATGATCAGAATAAGAGTGTTGGTATTGGTGCTGCTTATCATTCAGTCGTTCATTCCGAAAGAAATTATTTCTACAAATCAGCAAAACCTTACGATAACAATTACGGTGAAGACGAAAAGGATAGAGGTGTAATATATTCGGTTGGAGATAAACTTGATGACGTTACTGATTTATTAGTAGATGAGTATAAACTGGAAAACCGATTGGATGAATTACCTTATACGGATTATCCTGTTGATAATGTTGAAGATGTTAAAGAAATTGTTGAAAAAGGTGCAGGAGTTAAAGATGCTAAATATGGTCAAGAATTTAAGAAGGTAAATGTAACTAAAAAAACAATAGAAGAAGATGAAGAAGAAATTGATGACGAGGAGGACGAGGAGGAGGAATCCGAAGATGAAAGTGGTGTTAACTACGATGGCAAATATGACGATATGACAAAAGGTCAACTAAAAGACGAAAAGGAACGTTTAAAAAAGAAGGATAAAAAAAAGTATAAAGAAGAAATTAGGTATATTTCTGATTTAGTAAGTGCATTGAGAGGCAAAGATAATGATGACGATGACGATGCCGATGACGATGCCGATGACGATGACGATGACGATGACGATGAAGATGAAGATGAAGATGAAGATGATTTTTTTGAGAAATACAAGTTATACATTATTATAACTATAATATTACTTATTATAATATTAGGTGTCATAGGCTTTATATCATTTTCACAAAATTCAATGTAATAAGGAATTTTATTTCATAACAGTATATTTTAAAATTGTTTGTTAAAATTCCTTATAAATTTTTTAAAAATGTTTTGAGAAATTTATTGTAAAAAGTAGGTATTTGAAAGTTATTATTATCAAATTATGGCAGATTCTCGTGAAAAGCAGCATATTTCTCTTGTAGTTACCGGTCACATCGATGCCGGAAAATCTACAACAACCGGTCATCTTATTTTCAAGCTCGGCGGTATTAATGCCCGTGATATGGCTAAGCTTCAGGAGAAGGCTGATGCGAACGGTAAATCCAGTTTTGCGTTTGCCTATTACATGGACACTAACAAGGAAGAGCGTGAGCGCGGTGTAACTGTCAACTGTAACACAAAGGAGTTTTACACAGATTCTTATCATTATTCTATTGTAGATGCCCCAGGACACAGAGATTATGTAAAGAACATGATTTCTGGTGCTGGTCAGGCCGATGCCGCTCTCATTCTCATTCCCGCTGAAAAGGGTGGTTTTGAGGCTGCTATTGCTAAGGGTGATCGTGCTACGGGTGAAGTCGAAGGACAGACTCGTCAGCATGCTCGTCTCCTAGCTCTTCTTGGTATTGAGAAAGTTATTGTTGGTATTAATAAGATGGATTCCTGCGATTGGTCTCAGACACGCTTTGACGAGATTAAGAAAGAGATGAGTGCTATGCTTCAGCAGTGTGGTATGAAGCCCAAGAAAATTCCTTTCATTCCGTATTCCGGTTTTAATGGTGATAATCTCACAGAGCCCACTGACAAGATGCCTTGGTATGACGGTTGGGCTGCGAATATTAATCCTACAACTCAGGTAAAGGGTGTGACACTTCTCGATGCCCTTGAAAAATTCGTAACTCCACCCAAGCGTATCATTGATGCTCCTCTGCGTATCCCTGTATCTGGTGTTTATAACATTAAGGGTGTTGGTGCTATCATTACAGGTCGCATTGAACAGGGTGTAGCTAAAGTTGATGACCCTCTTTCCTTTGCTCCCAACAATATCACTGGATGTAAGATGTTTTCTATGGAAATGCATCATAAGAAGTTCACCGAATGCCTTCCTGGCGACAATATTGGAATGTCTATTAAGGGACTTGAAAAGGATAATATGCCAAAAGCGGGTGACGTAATTTACAAAACAACCGATGGAATTTGTAAGCCAGTTAAGAAGTTCACAGCAATGGTTTCTGTTCAGGATCATCCGGGTAAGCTAAAACCTGGATTCTGTCCTATTATTCATGTTCGAACCGCAAAGTGTTCTTGTAAGATGACCGCAATCAACTGGAAGATGGGTAAGAAGACTGGTGGAACTAAACTTGAATCTCCTGAATCTCTTGAACGCGGTGAAAACGCTGAAATCGTGTTTGAACCCTCAAAGCCATTCTTCCTTGAGCCTTACGACAAGACCCCCGGACTTGGACGAATTGCTGTAATGGATTCTAACTCCCTTGTAATGCTCGGCAAAGTAATCGATGTCGAATATGAAAATTAAAAAATATAAAAATTAAAAAAACGAGTAGAATTACAATAAGGTAAATTTGCTTTTTTAACAATTTTCTAATGTTTTTTGAAAAAAAGGAAAAACCTTTTTTTTTAGGTTTTTCTTTTTTAAATTGACATCATATTGTTGTTTTTTTTATGAAATTTTTTATAATTGTAATTATATGAGTGAATCTAAAGGTGCTAAGATTTTCAAAACAAAATGTTCCCAGTGTCATACAATTGAAAAAGGAGCAGCACACAAACAGGGTCCAAATTTGTGGAATTTCTTCGGTAGAAAATCCGGACAAGCAGATGGTTATTCATATTCCAAAGCTAATAAGGATTCGGGTATAATATGGGATGAGAAAAACTTATTTGATTACTTATTAAACCCGAAAAAATTCATGAAAGGCACAAAAATGGTATTTTCAGGAATTAAGAAGAAAGATGAAAGACTTAATCTCATAGAATACTTAAAGTCTGCTTCAACTGATTGAAACTTAAAGAAATTAATGTTAAAATTTAAATATCAGCTTTCACCGTGAATCGAACACGGGATCTACATCTTACTAGGATGTCGCTTTACCATTAAGCCATGAAAGCATAAAGAACCCTTTATATTTTGGTTCAACCTTTTATTTAATCCTCTTTGGATTCCTCAACGCCAAGAGCTTCCATCGCAGAAGATGCTGCGTTTTCGGCTTTCTGAGCTTCCGCCTCAATTAGAGCCTTCTTCTTTGTTTCATCAATTTGTTCCTGATAGAAAACTTCCTTTTTAATCTGATTGGCCTTGTAATGTTTCATAAGTTCGTTAAGGTCTTTCTCGAGATATTCGTTGTTCGCAACATCGGATGGTTCCGCATCAAATGGGAGCCAGTATCCGACCTGACCTACGAACACGTTAAAATTACGATCAAGACGCTGGATATCCGCCGCGCGCTTGTTAGCCTCATCAATTGTGTTGTATGTCCCACGAACTTTTACACCGCGAACAGTAGTCTGGAAATCATGCTTCTTGTGAAATTCTTCCTCTAGTTCCTGTGCATTGACAGAAACATAATCATCAAAATTCTTTTCAAATTCATCGGGCTTCACCGAAGCTACACCAGAATCATTCACCTCAAGAGAATTGATATAAGTTTTGAAAAAAAAGCGATCTTTCTGTTTAAGAACATGCTCAGGGGAAATAAAAGAAATACACACGAAATTTTGGCCGGGCACCTGTGTGTCAACCTCAAGATAATCTTCTGATTTGGAAACCATAATTAAAACTATATTATAAAATAATTTTCAAATTTTGACGCACTTTTTAATAAAATACAGGATGCGTTCAAATTTTAATATTATCCAGATTAATTTCCAGCAACGAACGAATATAATTATAAACATGGTTTAATTGGTTAAAGCTATTTGTCCCCATAACCAGAATACTACCTGTTGAATACGCTAGAATTGTGATGGCTTTACAATTTGATTTTCTCTTTTTAATTCCAGAGCACACCATAGTTTGTTTATATTTATTCTTACAATTGCATTTTCCACAAGTATCATATTGTTCATTATACATGAACTTGATTTTTAGAGCTGGATGAATCAACGTATCATAATTATAAATCAACTCCTTTTCTTTGACAATTTCTTCCAAAATATTCAAATCAATCCTTGTGTTCATTGAAAAGTTGCTATTAATCATAATGATATCAAGAGAATTCAAAATAATATCATATCCAAGTTTATCAAAATATTGTTTGAAGACATTGAATGTTTCTTGTGCTCCTTTATCGGAAGTACATCCCGAAATTTTTAATTTTCCGGTATTGAACCAGAATAGACTTGTTTCAACAAATGCTTTAATATTACACGAGACAACATTATTCGCTTTCACATATAGTCCGGTAATTTGATATTTTCTGGTAAGATCAATATTTACAAAATTATTGTCAATGTCATATTGTGTTACATTGTATTTAATAAGAATTTTGTCTTGATTTTTCTTTTTTGAACTTGTGGAAATGATAATGATCTCATCGTTTAACTTTGCGTCATCATTTAATACAAGCTTTATCTCTTTAATTGGAAGGAAAGATTTGCTTTGTTGAAAATAATACATATTATTATAATTAGTATATTCATCAAATGTTTCTTTATCCTTTTTGTGGAAATGTGAATACTCATTGAACATAATTTTATCTGTTTTATCCAATTCAATCAATTGAGTATTTGAAATATCAAAAGAAATTTGATTACGAAATCCTTTTTTAGGAGATGTTTTTGTATTTTTATCTTTTTTATTGAAACCGACCGTATTTTCTTTGAAAGTTTTCTTTATTATACCCGCATCATAATTAAAATCGTAATTAATAATTTCAATATTTTCATAAATTTCTTTTAAATCCAAATCATTTACATTAGAGTTTGCAATATAATTAACAGTGGAAATGTTTAAATCAGTCATTTTGATAATAGGTTTTTATATGATTATTTTAAGAAATTTTTCAAAACATTTTTTTAAAAATCATAAGGAATTTTATTTCAATTTTGAAAGTATGATTAGTGTTCATCACAAACCTTTATATTTGTGTCCGTCAAACGTGTCAAACAAAAACATTTTTAAAAAATTATAAGGATTTTCTAGTTTGATACCAAGGAGCTATCTTCTTTACAATATCCCATTTTATATAACCGAACATGTAACTGATATCCGCATTTCTCGGCAACTTATCTCCCCAAGTTGTTAATCTTTTATTGAATTTTTTAGCACAGAACATCCATTTCAAATTAGTAACATTAGAGACATCCCATTTATTTATAGGACGATTGAATTTATCAGCATGGTCAAACATATTTGACATATCAGTCACCTTAGAAACATCCCAATCTTCAATAGGTTGATTGAAATTTTCAGCAGTATCAAACATACCATGCATATCAGTCACATTACCTGTCTTCTTCCCCCATTTTCCAATGGGTTGATTGAATTTTCTATTATCACCGAACATGTCTTTCATAGTAGTCACATTAGAAACATCCCATTTAGAAATATCTTCGTTGAAAGAAGTAAAACTGAAAAGACCACTCATATCAGTCACTCTCGAAGTATCCCAATTTTCAATTTTACCATATGTCTCAATGATGGCCTTTTTTTTATTAGGACCACCTTCAAGATAATCATAACTCACTTTACGTATAGACTTATTGTCTAATGCGGGTCTAATGAAACCCATGGAATACTTCATAACATCATCTGGTAGATATTTAATAGATGTATTTGTAGTTGTAGTTGGTTTTGATTTTGATTTGTACTTGTATGCGGCTCTTGCCCCCCCTTTTTTAGAGGATCTCGTTTTGTTTTTCATCGTTTTTAGACGTCTCGTTTTTTTTATAAGAGACAACATATATAATATATATATATATTTTTGACCGTCACCAGTGTCAAAATCATAAAAACTTATTTAAAAATTTACATCACCAATAAAAACCAAGTGGTGGTCTGTGTACTTGTATGCGGCTCTTGCCCCCCCTTTTTTTGTTTTTTAAATATGTATGTTCACGCCAAAGTAAACGTGGTACAAGAATTAAAAACCAATATATTACAAATAATAATGGCATTTTTAAAATAAACAATGTTAGGATAAAGGGCATAATGAAAAATAAAATGAAATCAAGAATATATAGTTCCAATAATCCCCAAGTGCCAAAAGACATTATATACATCCAAAGATTTACAGTATATATATAAATTAGAAATAATAAAATAATAAACCACACTATACTATATACCAACATACTTATATTACTATTATATATTTGTGACCGTCACAAGTGTCAAAATCATAAAAAATTTATATCATATTTTTATAATGAAATTTCTAATTTTTTCATATTTGCTTTCATTTACAAAGGCAATATCAACAAGAATTATTAAAAAGTGTGCTATTAATTGTCATAATTCTTATATATTTCAACCTTTTCCAGAAAACAATGCGTATATTACAAGAAATTCTTCAAAAAGCAGGCTGTTTGAATGTTATCAAACAGCCGATGAAGATTTGTATATAAATTTCTGTGGTAGTCAAAATGTAAAAGACTGGATGATAAATTCCGACGCCCTAATGAAAAAAAATGATGAGATTTTCAAATTTCACTCGGGTTTTTTTAAATTAGTAAAAAAAATCGAAGAAACAGATGAATATCTGCGGGTCAAAGACAGAATTTTGTATAGCAACAATATAATCTTCACCGGACATTCCAAAGGTGCAGCTATTGCCAGTTTACTGGCTTTACAGGCAAGTCGCACGTTTAAATATTCAAAAATAAAACTGGTAACATTCGCAATACCTAATGTTGCCTCTATTGAATTCTTTGAAGATTTAGATGAAAACGTAGAACAAAAACATTATGTGTTTGAAGATGATATTTTATGTAATCGCGGTTTCGGTTCTTTATCGGTTAATTACAAGACATTTTTAGATACTAACGATTATGCTGATAATATCTTTCAAAAACACAATATGAAAAGGTACATAAACGCACTTAATAAACATTAAAAATTATCTTTGTTATATATCAAATATGAACGTAATACCTCAGGAAGCCGGTCAAATTAGAGTAGGCGGTCATATAGTTATCAAAAATCGTGCTTGTAAAGTAAATTCAATTTCAACATCAAAAACAGGAAAACACGGTCACGCAAAGTGCCATTTTGTTGCGACTGATATTTTTACCAAAAAGAAATATGAGATGATCGAAACGTCAACACATAATGTTTCCGTTCCTGTTATTGAAAAAACCGAGTATACACTTCTTGACATATCAGATGAACATTTCCTTACTTTAATGGACGCATCTGGTGAAGTACGCATTGATTTGAAAATGCCCAATGATGAAACTTTGGCAAGTTCTATTATTAAATTTTTCGATAATGGGGATGGTGTAGTTATAATTGTAATGAAGTCATTAAATGAGGAAATCGTTTATAATATTAGAAGAGAATCCTAGATTTATCCTGAACAACTTTCACAAGCAGGTTCCGGTGTCACATCGATTGTAAACTGTTGTGCGTTAGATTTAGGACGTGTTCGCAAGTAGTACATACCTGTTTTAAGCCCTTTTTTCCAAGCGTAAAATAGAGCAGACGTCACCTTATCTGGTGATGTGTCTGACATGAACAAGTTCATCGACTGAGATTGATCGATAAACTTGCCACGATCTGCAGCATAATCAATAACAACACGTTGTTTTATTTCCCAAACAGTCTTAAATACATCTTTCACGCAATCAGGCAATTTTAGATGTTGAACCGATCCTTGATTGGCAATAATGGAGTTTTTCACTTCATTGTTCCATTTACCGATTCCGAGAAGTTCTTCTTGAAGATATTTATTACAAAGAACAAACTCACCCGCTAGAACTCGACGGACATAAATGTTACTCGTAATTGGCTCAAAGCACTCATTATTACCGAGAATCTGAGCTGTCGAAGCGGTTGGCATTGGAGCCAACAATAGAGAATTGGTTGTTCCGTGGGTCATAACATTTTCTTTAAGATTTTTCCAGTCATATTTTGGTTCAATGTCTAGAGGCTCTTGTTCCCAGAGGTCAAATTGGAATTTTCCCTGTGAAAAGGGTGAACCTTCAAAAGTTTCATATGCACCCGGAAATTTCAAATCCGTTTTCTTCGATTTTTCTGCTTTCTTAATAGCAAGTTCATTCGATTCGGTTAGTGAGGCAAAGTAGATAGTTTCAAAAATCTTTTCATTTAGAAATTTAGCACGGTCTGAATCGAAAGGAATTCTCATCTTCATGAAAACATCCGCTAAGCCTTGCACACCAATACCAATAGGACGATGTTTATTATTAGAATTCTTAGCTTTTGCAACAGGATACGTGGTTTTGTCAATAATCTTATTTAGATTTCTCGTAATTACTTTGGTTACTTTAATAAGTTCTTCATAATCATAATTAACAGGAAACTCTTCAATAAAATCTGTATATCCACCTTTAAAACTACCAACAGAAATCTGTGGGTATTTTTGACCTTTAATTGGTTCATTTAGTTCTTCTACTTCAGTTAAAATATTCCAGCGTTCGCACCAAGATTTGGCAAGAGAGCAAAAGACACAATTTGGGATAGATTTGATTTTAACAATATCGGGAACTTCTGGTGATTTCACAAAACTTGAAAGAGCAACCGAAGCAAGATTACATACAGCAATCTCGTCTTTTGAGGTGAACTCTGTTATTTCACATTGTCCTGTTAAAATTCCATTGAAAACTCCTTTATGTTCAATTGGTTCATCAAAACAATATGTATCACTTGTTTCATTATTATCTTCTATACTTGTGACTGTAATAAATTTATTAGTTTTATGATGAGGAACACGAGAATTCTTAATATCGAGTCTTTTTGTTTCAAAACCCAAATCTATAAGTTTGATCAGATTTGAAGAATCAATGTTAAGTCTCAGCATTTCTTTACAATCATATTTTTTTAAATTTCCATGACCGTCAGGTAACATACGCCCCTCTTCCTTGTTCCCTGACATTAAATTTGCGTTAATACCAATTGTCTGCAGCATAAATATGGTATCTTGTAAGAAATTCTTATGAATTGATCCCAATTGTAGATTTTTTAAACCATTGCATTTAACAACACACCCGTCGCCATCAAATAGACCTGCCAACCATTTTAACTTTGTATCTAATGAATAATTTATAGGAACTGTGTACTTTTGTTCAATATCCATTGGTAATTCTAAATCAATTGTTTTACCTGAACTTGTTTTTCTTTTATAATTAATATGTTCAATAAGTTTCTTTTTATCTGCATAAAGTCTCAAAAGAGGACGTACTTCATATGAATTTGCTTTACAAGTATTATTTATATCGTAATATCTTTGAATGTTATTGTTAAGATGCCTTTTACAGAATAGTTCTCCATCAACACAATTATTTAAACATCTCTTTGGTGTTTCATTGTGTTTTGAATATGTTCCATCGGCAGCAAAGATACCCGACGTATATGGGTATTTCATATGTAGATTTGATTGATTTCCTAATTCAAAATCACACCTAATAATTCTCATACCTTTTTCTAGATCTTTTGCCTCCACAATAACTGGTTTTGACTTATCCGCCGGCCGTGATGCTGTTTCTACATAAAATTTATGATATTCCGTACAATTTATTTCAAGATAATTTGAAAATTTGATCGTAATAATTTTTTGATCATCACTCGTCTTGAATGGGGTCGTTTTACTCCATTCTTTTCCATTCCATACTTCAACTTCTTCACCTTCAATATCTTTAATAGGAAAATAACCATTTTTTGTAAGAATCATTGTATTGGGTACAACACAACACAAATTACTCGACTTAATCGTTCCTAAATTCATTTGATTAGATTTACGATTTACGTGATCTTTAAATAGAATATAAGGTGTTCCCGTTTCAACTTGCGATTCAAGTATTTTGAACCAAATTTCTTGTGCAGGAACTTGTTTGCGATATTTACCTTCTTTTTCATATTTTTCATACAGATCTTCAAATTCTTTTCCATATACATCAGACAATCCAGGGCATCGATGGGGACACATTAGAGACCACATTCCATTTTCCTGAACGCGTTTCATAAATAAATCTGGAATCCACATAGCATAAAAGAGGTCACGAGCACGTAGTTCATCAGAGCCTTGGTTTTTACGAAGTTCAAGAAATTCAAAGATGTCACTGTGCCAAGGTTCAAGATATATAGCAAAAGAGCCGTTTCTTTTACCACCCTGATTTACATAACGAGCTGTGTCGTTAAACACGCGGAGCATTGGAACTAGACCTGTTGAAGCACCCTTCGCAGTAGCAATATTTGCTCCTTTTGAGCGAATGTCATGCACATGAATTCCGATACCTCCCGAATTTTTGGAAATAAGAGCGGTCTCTTTTAACGCATCATAAATACCATCAATTGAATCATCGCTAATTCCAAGAAGAAAGCAAGAAGCGAGCTGACCTCCATTTGTGCCCGCGTTAAATAGTGTGGGTGTCGCATGAATTGCTTTCTTTTGACTTAGAACGTCATAACATTCAATGACAGATTTAATATCGTTGCCGTGGATTCCAATAGCAACGCGGAGAAACATGTGCTGAGGGCGTTCAATAATTTCCCCATTAACGCGAAGAAGATAAGCACGTTCAAGTGTCTTAAAACCAAAGTAGTCAATATCGTAATCACGTGTATAATCAATGATGTTGTTTAGTTTTGTTTTATGTTTCTTTACAACATTAAATACTTCCTTAGTAATAACTTCGATACGGTTTCCATCTTCATCAAGCGTGTTATACAAATTGTCAATAGCTTCGGAGAAACTCGGAGATGTTTTCTTGTGATGATTCGAGATAGCAATGCGACTAGCGAGAACACCATATTCGGGATTTTGAGTTGTAAGGGACGCACAAACTTGAGCAGCGAGCTCATCGAGTTCACAAGTTTTGACGCCATCATAAATGTCGGTACATACTTTCTGGGCAAGGCTTACATAATCAATGCTGAGCTTACTTTTGAATTCACAGCTCTCGATAAGATTTTTGATACGACGGGAAATTTTGTCAAAGGAAACCACTTCCTTTTCACCATTACGTTTGATAACACTCATTACCGAAGACATTTTGATAATTTCTGCTGACATATATACAATAATCTATTCAAACATATTTATATAAAATATTTCCAAACATTTTTAGAAAAATCATAAGGAATTATAATATATATTAGTGAATTTTAAACTTTTGATAAAAAATTCCTAATTTAAGGGATTTAGGAATTAGATTTAAACTTGAAGGGCTTCAAGTGGAGTTCCATCAGTTATGTAAGGATATACAACACAATTTTGCTGTTTGCTTAGGTTTGGTTGGTCTGTTCCAGAGTTCTGCTTAGCATTGTATTGAGCTATTTGCCATTGCTTGTTGGGCATGTACACATATCCATAGTTGGACTCAATGTTTGGGTTTGGTTTTAAATCGCACGATTTCCACGATGATTGATTGGAACACTGTCTTTTACACGATTCAGCACAAGTTTCTCTTTTATTAGCTACAGAGCAAGTTTCAAGCATTTCCTTTTGCTCTTCAATTATCTCCTTCTTATCTTCGAGTTTATTTCTCAATTTTTTGACCTTTTTACAAAGTTTTTTCATCTTGCGCGACTTCTTTTTGCAGCGCGATTTTTCTTTGCGACTGTGACGAGATTTATACTTTTTACACATCTTACGGGTTTTTCTTTTGTCATCTCTAATGTCACTTACTAAGCCAGAAATATACTTTATTCTATCTTTATTCTTTTTTTTACCATCCTTTTTTAAAAGGTTCTTTTCTTCTTTAAGGTCGTCTTTAGACATATCTTCGTATTCACTGTATCTTTTAGATTTCCGAATATGTTTATCATCTCTCATGGCACTAACTAAGCCAGAAATATACTTTATTCTATCTTTATTCTTTTTTTTACCATCCTCTTTTAAAAGGTTCTTTTCTTCTTTAAGGTCGTCTTTAGACATATCTTCGTATTCACTGTATCTTTTAGATTTCCGAATATGTTTATCATCTCTCATGGCACTAACTAAGCCAGAAATATACTTTATTCTATCTTTATTCTTTTTTTTACCATCCTCTTTTAAAAGGTTCTTTTCTTCTTTAAGGTCGTCTTTAGACATATCTTCGTATTCACTGTATCTTTTAGATTTCCGAACATGTTTATCCCTTTTATTATCTTTTTTGCCTTTCTTCATTTTTCTACGAAGTTTGCGAAGGCGTTTTAATTCAGCCTTATCTCCGTCCTTTTTAGCCTTCTTAATTTTTTTGCGGATTGCTTTCTTCTCATCTTTATTGGCAAAACCTTCACAAAGATCATCGTCCTCGTCATCAGTGTCAGAGTCAGTGTCATACTCGGAATCAGTATCAGAGTCAGTATCAGAGTCAGTATCAGAGTCAGTGTCATACTTGTAATCCAAATCGTAATCGTAATCAGAATCATAACTATATTCAGAATCGGTCTCTTCATTAGGACGGTATCTATCGAAATGAGTATCCAATGGCTTCATATAATTAGATTCGTATTCAAACTCAGAATCATAACTGTAATCAGAATCGTAACGATCTTCACTAAAAGTATTAAGTTGATCATTCTCATACGACTCGACTTTGAAGTCCTCGTTAATCTTGACCGATTCATACACTATATATGATACGGTACAAACTACACACAGAACAAATATAAATTTCATAAATTTCATTTGCGTTTCACTTACCATTTTTTATTATATTATATAATATAAAAATATATAAAAATATAAATGGATAAGTTAATAATTGTGTGGATCACATTATCGACATTTTTCCTTTATAACATTTTGCCTTCAAATTATATCATTTTTTTTGCTGGGATTGCTATGACATATGTATTGACACATAAAAGAAAATTAGAAGAAACGAATGAAAATGATAAAGATATTGACAAATGGATAAAAAAGATATCACAAACAACTAATGATGATGATAGAAAGCATGCGTTGATTCAATTGAAAGATTACCAATCGTCAATTGATGACAGATTTGATAAGAAAAAGTTAGATCAAATCATTGAAAAATATGAAAAGACTGACGAAGTATATGAAAAAAATATTGAGGATTTTAATCCGTTTTCCATTGCGACATCTGTAAAAAGGAAAGGAGATGATGTAGTTTTGAGAAATTAGGATTTGTGATGAACACAAACCAATTACTCAACAATTTCTAACGAAACATCTACTTGTGCTTTTTTGTTGAAGATGTTTATATAATGATCTTTGTTTTTATTTTTTACTAGCAAATCAGTACCATTGAATGCATTATCAACGTCAACATCCAACTCAATTAGGCTGTTTCCTGATGTGTCTGTTCCGATGTTCGTGATTGTATAAAATTCTTTCATATCTAAATCTTCATAAAGATCCGTGTAATCAATGTTTCCGGAGGAGTCAAGTGGTGGCGATGAGCTCAGTGGATTAAATGGCATAAAATCTTCAGTATCCTTTTCAAAATCTAACACATCGAACACATTTGCAGTCAAATCTTCATCACAAATTTTCTCTAATTTCAAAAATGTTATTTCTTTTTTCATCAAAACTTTATTGAACACTTCAACGTATTTCCCTTTTTCAAATGAAAATTTTAGCGAAACTTTGATGTTCGAACCATCTTTAAAACTTTGATTTGAAAATTCGTAAATCTTTTCTTGTTTCCGTTTATTAACCTTTACAGAATAATTCCTAGTTTCAACAATTTTATCATCAATTGCAAATTCTAAAATACAAAAAAGACTTGATGTGATTTTAGACGAACTAAATAAAATTTTATTTTTAATTTTACCGTTTTCAAGTGTTGTCTGCATTGTCTCTATTTCTATCATTTTTCTAATATCTTTAATCGGAGTATTCGACCCTTCAAAATTCAAAACTAATTTTTCACTTTCTTTTATATCGATTACCACATCGGTCTCAACATTTATAGGCTCAATTACATTTTCGTTTGCATTATCATTAGAAGTTGTAAATATTGATTGTTCGTTTATTTCACAAACATTTCTTAAATCATCTAAAAAATTTGAATTCAAATTTAAATCAAGGTTCAATTTGAAATCACTTGAACTTAATATTGACTTAATAGCACTGATGAAGAAAACCATATAAACACTCGTTGGACTATTGTTAAATTTACAGCAATTTTTAAAATGTTCAATATCAAATTCTGTATTAATAAAAATTTCGCGATCTTGGGAAATCTTACCAAAAACAGATTTACAAGTTTCAAATTCTTTTACTTGTATTGGTAGAAGACATTCCTTTTCCTTATCAACTTTAAATTCGTAAAGAATATTTCTGTAAATATTCTTTACTTTTTCTAAATTTTGAGATATGTACTCATTCGTTCCATTATATGTAATTTCTGTTATTTCTCCAAATTCTTTTTTGTTTTTTTTTGAAGGAACTATGATGTCACGTCTCTTACTGATTTCTTCGATTGAACATTTTTTTGAAACAATATTATACTTTGCGTATTTGTTTAATGTGATGTCCTTATGAAGAACCAGTGCCGAATTTGCTAACATTCCAAATGACAAATCTTCATCTTTTATGGTATTATGAACAATTAGGGAATGAATAGAATTATTTATATATAAAGCATATTTTGTTATATTTACCTTATATTTACTAAGAATTTTAATGAAAAATTCTGAAATATTATCAAAATTGGTGAAATTTAAGTCTTTCTCAATCATATATTGTGATAATAGCAAAGAAACAGAAGATGGATTCACAAGTTCATTTGTTAGATGATTTAAAAGGAAATGAACTGTTTTTAATGTACTTACAATTTGGTATGATAAATATGCCATTCGAATATCATCATCTTCAATATAATCAGTAAAAGAGTTAATAAGACCATATTTTACTTCAAAATTTTCAATTAATGCCTTTACATTTTTTGATTTAATCTTATCTTTTCTTGTATTATATACGATATAGTCTGTTAAAATCGTTGTAATGGGTGTGATATTCACATCAGCATCTGAATAAGGAAAAACAAGTGTTTTCATATTTAAATCAAATTTCTCGAATATTGAAATATCAACACCACCTTGTGATGTTGCGATTAAAAAATTATGAGAACCAAAATTAATCACACTTTTACCATTTACAGTTTTTATGGAGTCAATAAGTTCGCCATCAAAAGTTCTTAAAATAACAGTCGATCCGTCAATATAACCATCAATAACAGAAACAACGTGAGGTATATTATCTACATTTGGAACTATTTCTGTTCCCGTTTCAAATTTCAATTCATCACCTATCACAAAATAGGTAGGCATATTTGGAGTTACCAGTTCTAATTTAGCTGAGTTGTTGATAGTTGCGTAAAAAATGGTTGCGTAATCGTTTAATATATTAGATTTTGGAAAACTTATTTCAAATGTAAGGTTTTGAAGATTGAACGAATCAAATGGAAGAGGATGGCGTGTTTCAAATACATATTTATTTTCATGAAAAACGCTTGAATAGGCACAAAATGTGATTGCCTTTCCATTTGGTAAAAAACTTTTGGAAAAGCCAGAAAGCTCATCAAAATGTAAATATAAAAAACTTGGTTCTGTTGAAAGAATAATTTTTGGTATTTCAATTCGTATCTTTCCAATTTCTTGAATTTCACTGAAACGTTTCTGAATTAGTATACCGTTTTCATTATCAAATTTTTTATGATGAAACCCAATTATTTCTCCTGAGTGGGCTTCAGGGTTGTACGGTTCGTATGACACTCCTTCAAACGTGAACCCAGCGGTGTTATTGCCAGAGATATTCGCATTACTATTTAGATAAATAGGGATACGCTCTCTCTGTCCTGCGTTTGCGTCAAATTTAACTCTAAATTTTGAAATATCTTCATTACCTAGGCTTCTATCAAATGTGTCTAATACGATATTATATGTTTTCGGATTTTTATGAAATTTTATAAAATTTTCATCAATTTCCTTTTCATCTTCAAAATTTTCAAAATAATCTTTTGTAATATTCATTTATTAATCAAACGGATATAAAAATTTATCTTAAAAATCCACATCAAATTATATATATATATTATATATAAGAGAATGTTGCTTGTAGTATTTATAATATGGATTCTGATAATGTCTCTAATTGTTGGTGGATTTTTTTATAAGAAACATTTAGACAAAGAGAAAGCAGCAGAAGAGAAAGCCGCAGTTGAAGCAGAAGAGAAAGCAAAAAGAGAAGCCATAATGAATGATACCTTGATTTTTAAGATAACTACAGATTCCGATAATGTATCAAAAATTATTCAAAAAACAAGTGAAGTAAATCGTTTGTGGATAAAAGGGGGATGTTCTGTAATTAAACCCGAGATAAAGCGAATCGTAAATTTCATAACAGGAGTAATTTCTTTAAGTTCTTCATTTATCGGTACAAGTTGTTCGGATCTTCTTGAAAAATATAAAGAAGAAATAAATGAAAATTTCGAAAGAGTAGGAAAGGGAAAAACTGAAACGGAAAATAAAAACAGACGTGCTATTCTTGATTTAATTATAGAAATAGCGGAACTTATAATTCCAAATGAAATCTGTTCTGAAGATCAAATTGATTTAATAAAAATTCAAAATTATTTGTATGATATAATTGATGCTGTATGTGATGGAAATTCTTTTTTTGACAACACTGGAGTTGGATATAAATTCAAAACAGATTCAAATTTATTGAAAAAGATTATTTTTAAAACAAACTCTATAAATGAAAGTGTTATCAAAAACTTTGTATGTGCTTCATCTGATTCCAAAATTAATGCTTATATGAATTCATATTATCGTTCTTTGAAGAAAGCTGATGGAGATGATATTACATGCTCGGAATTCATTGAAAGTAATAAAAAATTTTATGCCGATTCTAAAGAAAGACTAATTGAATCAATAGTAAGATCAAAAGAAAGAGGATATGGATTTTCAAGAGAAAATGCACTGAAATATTACGATGATACTGTTAATAAAATAATCGAAATAGTTGAAATTATATCAACTGAAACTTGTGTAAATGGTAAAATTTCAAAAGATAAAATTGAGGAATTAGGTCGCAAAGTAGTTACTGCTTTTTGCCGACCTTATGGTATCGACATATCTCAAAATAGTCCTCCTATAATAGTGTCCCCATTGTATGACCACTTTTGTTTCGTTGCAGAAACACATGTGGTTCTAACGAATGGGACCACAAAAAGAATGATTGATATCAAAATAGGCGATGTTCTATTAAATGACGCAAAAGTTGTTGGAACTATGAAATTTTCTGGAAAAGACATTAAGATGTCTAATTATGATGGTATTATTTCAACGCCTAATCATCACGTATTACATGATGGTAAGTTCAAAAGAGTATCTGATGTTCCTACGTCCGTAAACAACTTATATGATAAAAAATTAGAATATGTATATGATCTTGAGACAACAGACCATCGTATTGTGTGTTTAAATGATAAGAATGAGTGTGTTGTTTATACTGATTTTAGTGAAATAGATGATAATAATCTTTTTATTGAAAATTACGAATTATCTGTCCTTAACAAAATTTGACTAATTGAAAACAGCAAATTTAATATATGTATATTGTAAATGTCTAATCTAACCGAATATATACTTAATCCTGAAAACAGAACAATTGTTGTTATAATCGCAACTCTTGTATTAATGATTTTAGTTTCATTTATATTGATTTTTGTAAAATATTCAAATAATAGAAGAATTGCCAAAGAAAAAGCGGAAAAGGAAGCGGAAGCCGAAGCGGAAGCCAAAGCGGAAGCTGAATTAATTGACAGTCGTCTTGAAGATGCGAATGAAGAAGCACGTGAGGCTAAAATCAGAGCACGAATTCGTGCTGCTATTAAAAGTGATCGTTTACAAAGAAGAGCTATAGATATGGAATATCAACAAGAAATGAAAGATTTCGAAAGTGAGGATGATGACGATGAGGATGATTACGATATTGATGAGGATGATTACGATGTTGATGAGGATGATTACGATATTGATGAGGATGATTACGATGTTGATGAGGATGATTACGATGTTGATGAGGATAAATCTCTTGTTTCATTTTTAAAAGATGCGAAAGGAGAACCGGTTGAAGAAATATATGCGCGTGTAAAAATAATAGGAAAAAAATACGATATTAGACAAGTTATATTACTCCGTGATGGATCACCTGTTACTCGTGATTACCGTAAAGATCGGATTCGAATTTTTTACGATGAAGATGATCTTGTTACAAATGCTATAAATGCTTAAGACTAACGGTCGTATTCCGAGTACCGTGATTTTTTTATATGTATTTACTATTGGAATACTCAAAGATAATGCTTGGTATGGATCTGCATTTTCATTTATTGTATTTGGTGTAATTTGGTATTTAAATATATCTAATGTCATTTAGATTACGATTTTAGTCGCATACTGTGCTTAAGATAATCAGTTGATCTGGACTCACAAACCAAACGTTTTACTCATAAAAAACCTTACGGCATTTATCTATTTTTAAATTTTCAAATTTTACTTGTCAAGATACAGAAATGAGTTCGCATAATCAACTCCATGTTTTTCAATCACGCCTTCGACTTGTTCTTTATACATTTCGACTTTGCACGATAGAAGAGCAATCTTATCTTTGAGAATTTTCTTTTCCTTTTCGTGTTCACAGAACTGTTCAAACTTCTCTTTCCCGAGCTCTTTTACTGCATTTCGAGAAAATTCAAGTTCTTCATAAAGTTTCCCTTTTGAGGCTGTCATATTCTGAATATGAATTTTCAAATCGTCGTTCTTAACCTTCGCTTTCAACAATTCGCGGTCATAATTCTTCTTCTTTGAAAAACCACACCCCATTTTTATAATCAGTATATATTTATATTTATATTTATATGTATATATCAAGGTCTATTTTTTGATATTTTTTCAAATAATCATATAAACATTTGAAAATTATATCTTGTAAAGTGTAATATGAAGTCCTTCATAAACTCTATTAAGCTTATTTGTAACAAATGTGATAATACGAATGAGCGTATAAAATGGGATGAATACTTCGCATCAATGGCGTTGTTAGCTGCGTCCCGTTCTCCCTGTGAAAGATTGCACGTTGGTTGTGTAATAGTAAAAGACAATCGTGTTCTATCTATGGGTTATAATGGTTTTTTTAGTGGTTCTCCTCATATTTCAATTATTAGGGACGGACATGAACTTGCGACAATACATGCTGAGCAGAATGCTATAGCTCACGCTTCAAAACAGGGAATATCTTTAAAAGGTGCTATCGCCTATATCACCCATTATCCTTGTGTTAATTGTTTCAAAATTCTTATTGTGGCTGGCATTAAAAAAATTTATTATATTGACGATTATAAAAACGACCCTGTAAATTTGAATTTATCTAATGTTTCTAATGTTACGATTGAAAAAATCATATAAAAAGATAAAACAACATACTATTTGAAGAACAATAATGATTGTGAAATTTTTCAAGGATATTTTAAAAAAGCATTTTGTATCACCTGAGTATTACACTCAGCATCTTGGTCGTTGGGGAAATTCATCACAAGATTTCAACAATCTAACCGCAAACTATGACCATTGCGGTGATGAACTTTGTAATATTGTCAATATGAAAAAATCGCAAGAAATGTCTAAAAAACCTATCAAAAAGTTAAAGTTGTTGATTAACGATAAAAAATAATATTTCATACTATAAATGATTGTTTTGATTTGTGCGACTATTGCGGTTACTTCTTTTTTCTTCTGTTTGTTTTTCTACAAATGAATTTAATTTCAACAAAAAATGATGAAAAACTAACTTGAAACTCTATATTATTTCACAACAAATTTACTTGAAGAAAATGATATATGTGCCTGATTTTGTGGCACTTTACGAGATTGTTCCTTACATTCGTAATTTTCCATTAGATGACGAAACAATTCGTGTTGCTGTCAAAGACTATGTTGAAGGTGGTGAGAAAAGGGATGCAATTATCAAAAAATATGGTAAGATTGAAGATTGGAACACATCAGAGGTTACTGATATGTCTAAACTATTCTCTACCGATTATCAATATAATATATTCAATCAAAATATTTCAAAATGGGACACTTCTAGTGTGACTAGTATGAGTGATATGTTCCGTAGTGCCCATAAGTTCAATCAAGACATTTCGAAATGGAATACTTCTAAAGTAACTAATATGAAAAAAATGTTTGACCATGCTAAAAGTTTCAATCAACCCATTGGTAAATGGGATGTTTCTAATGTTACTACTATGGACGATATGTTCTGTGGTGCTGTAAGTTTCAATCAACCCATTGGAGACTGGGACACTTCAAATGTTACTTCTATGAATTTTACGTTCTGTGGAGCTGAAAAATTCAATCAACCCATTGGTAAATGGGATGTTTCTAATGTTGCTACTATGGCAAATACGTTCTGTGGTGCTGTAAGTTTCAATCAACCCATTGGAGACTGGGACACTTCAAGTGTAACAAGTATATCTGGTATGTTCATGGGTGCTGAAAGTTTCAATCAACCCATTGGAGAGTGGAATGTTTCAAAAGTGACTAAAATGTATCGTATCTTCTGGTTTGTTGAAAGTTTCAATCCTGAAAATGCTCCTTGGTATGATGATGCAAATTATGGTGACGAGCCAGAATATGATTATGATTATGAGTAAATTTTGAAGACCGTGAGGTTTTTTGTAAAAAATGATGAAAATTTGTTGAGTTTAATCTATTGAAACAGAGGTTTTCTAATAACTTTAAATTTATGTAACATATAAAGTACATTATATAACATAAACGCACCAAAAACATAATTCATTTTCGTAAATCCCCATATAATTACAAGTATATAATATGGAATAATAACTGTAACTATTAAATATAGTATTAAAAGAGATACATCTCTCTTTTTTTTATTACAACTGGAACCACAATGACTAAATCCAATCATAAGGAAAATGACATATAGAAAAGTATTTACAACTAATAACAACATCGTAGTTATTATTTTTTCACCTGTATCACTCAT